AGATGATGGCCGAAATTGCCAAGGGTGCTCTTTCCCGCGGCCACGGCATCTTGCTACACGCCGCCCCTGGTGCCGTTGGATTTTACCGCAAACTGGGCATGGCCCGGTCGCGCAAGGGCAAGGATTACTTCTTTGTCCATCGCAACGCCTTGCCCCAGATTATTGCAGAATGGGAGTCACAAGAATGAATGACGACGAGCCGAAAGACGGCGTGTTTGTCAAACCTGAAAAGAAAAAGTAAACATAATTATGTTTGTCAAGACCCCATGCCAAGGACGATAACCCCATGCCAGAGCTTACACCAGAGGCTGGTAGGGCCTATGTCAAGCAGGAGCAGGCCGCAGGGCGTGACCCCTTTCGTGTGGGGCAGCGCAACGCCAGCGGGCGGCAAGTCTGTGGAGCAAAAGGGAAGCGAAAACAAGCCCCATGCACACAAGTTATCATCTGTCCAAACGGGCGTTGTCGGATGCACGGCGGCACATCCCTAAGTGGGGTGGCATCGCCAAGCTACAAACACGGTCGGTACTCAAAGGTCATGCCGGGCCGGTTGGCGGAGCGATATCACGCATCGCTGACCGATTCGGAGCTTTTGGCGATGAGGGACGACATCAGCCTGGTAGATACCCGCATTGCCGAGCTATTGGGTCTACTCGACCGGACCAGGGAATCAGGCCAATTGTGGAAAGAGGTCAACCAGTATCGCCTGGATTTCCTGGCTGCCCAACGCACCCACGACGACAAGCAGATTGCGACGGCGCTGAACCGTATGTTGACGGCCATTGCCCTGGGCGCTGCCGATTTCCAGCGATGGGCAGAGATTGTCGACCTGTTGGAGCGCCGTCGCAAGCTGGTGGAAAGCGAACAAAAACGGCTGGTTGCCATGCAGCAAATGGTGACCGCGGAACAGGCCATGACCCTGGTTTCGGCGCTCTCCAATTCGCTGCGTACCCGCGTTGCGGAAATGGTTGAGCCTGATGCAGGACAGCTATTACTCGCCGCGGTCCAAAGAGACCTTATTTCAATCCTTAGCAGTGGAGTTGGGCAGGCAGCTAACGGAGGAACCGCTCAATCTCTGGCCCCCGGTCTACGTCAATCGTGAGACAGGTAAGCGGTACGAACCTCACAATGAGGATGAGCGGCTCTTTGTTTTTCGGGATGTTCCCCGCGTTGCGCTGCTAAAAGGTGGGGAGGGTGGCGGCAAATCGGTCGCGGGCATAATCAAGAATTTGAACCGCTTAAGGCGAGGCATGACGGGAGCCATGGTCAGCCCCGACCTGGAGCACTTCAAAAAGAGCCTGTGGCCTGAATTCAAGCGATGGTGCCCCTGGGAAGCGGTCATCCCGCAACACCAGCACCGACGTGGCGAACACTGGGTGCCGGACAGGGCCTTTGTGCTGACCTTTCGCAGCGAATTGGGCCGGTATGTCAACCTCTATTGTGGCGGGGCCAAGGAAAGCGAAATCGGGTCGTGGGAAGGGCCAAACCTCTCATTCATTCACTTCGATGAGGCCCGCAGGCACAAGACCCCGTCGGCCCTAAAGGTGTTCATGGGCCGGACCCGTATCCCAGGCCCCAAGGGGGAACCGCCCCAACTGTACTTTACCACGACCCCGCGCAAACACTGGCTTTTTGACTATTTCGGCGGGATTGTATTGGACAACCTGGTCGATGTCGAACCCAACGATGAACACCTGGACTTCAAGCGCATGGCCTTTGTGGGGACCATCCCCGTCTATTTGAACATTGACAACCTAGACCCCAACTATCTCAGCGAAAGGGCGCTCTCCCTGACATCCAAAGAGAAGCGAGTCATCATGGATGCAGAATGGGAGGATGAGGAAGATACGCAGAAGTTTGTCAATTTGGCCTGGTGGAACGCCTGTCAAGAGACAAGCCGGGCATGGCCGCGCAATCAATCGACCATCATTGCCGTGGACGCGGCGACCGGCGGGGCGACCAGTACCCCGGACTGTTTTGCGGTAGTTGCGGTCACCCGCCATCCTGACCGGCCCAAGGACGTCATGGTGCGCTACTGTGGTATTTGGCATCCGCCCCCAGGCGGTGAGCTTGATTTTGAAGGGCCGCTGAACGAAATTCGGCGCCTGTGTCGGGAATTCGCCGTGATTGAGGTCGCTTACGACAAGACACAGCTACACAGCGACATGGCCCGGTTAAGAAAAGAGGGCATCGTTCACGTCAGGGAATTCCCACAGACGGAGGCCCGGTTGGTGGCCGACCGGGGTCTGCAACGGCTCATCATGGAACGGCGCATTGCCCATGACGGAAATCCGCTGTTGCGACAACACATTGATAATGCTGACTTCAAAAAGGTGAGAGAAGATGGAATCCGAATGGTCAAACGAAGCGAAAGCCAGAAAATCGACGCCGCCGTCGCCCTCAGCATGGCCGCCGACCGATGCCTCTATTACAACATCTGGTAGTTTTTGGGACCGGGTCAAGGCTTGGTGGGAGCGGCGCAAGCTAAGAATGCAAGATTGGCCTCCGTCGCGGGTTATTCCAACGTATCGGGAAGACCCACTTGCGCCGCCGGAGATATGGGGCATCCTGGTCAACGGCGATATGTGGTTGCGTGACAGAGAAGGCGTCGTGTGGTCGTTCTGGCGGGAGGACATGGAGGGTTACTGCGTCACCTGCCCCAACTATGAGGTCCGGCCTATCCCTGACGACGTGCTGCCGAGCGTGCCGCTGGCGCTGATGGCGCTGATGGGCTATGAATGGTTGAGAAAACGACGGAGGTAGTTTGCAGGGGGGCCGGGTTCATGGTATAATGTGAACGTGGTTTGGCTATGCCGGGAGGTAGGCCGTTCCCAGTAATTGGGGACGGCTTCTTTTTGTCTATATGGCAACGATACAGGAACAACTCACAGACGAACAGCAAGAGCAACTGGCAGACGGCCAGAAATCGGTCGAAGACGCCCGCAAATACTCCTTGCAGCCCAGGGCCGAAGGAGGCGGTGGCAGCCTGACCGGCTGGTGGTTCTTCCGGCGCGAATCGGAGTGGGACGTAGCGCCGTGGTGGTCTGAGGAACGCGACCGGGACTTGAGGGAGTTTGCCAAGCGAGAAGGGAACGACATCCTCTCCGGGGCCGTCAGCAGCATGGTCAAGAAGTTCAAGGCCATGAGCTGGAAGCTAGAAGGGCCGGAGAAGCCGGTATCCGACATGCAACAGATTCTGGCGGAGGCCGAGTTCGGGCAAGGGTGGGGTTCTCTGATTTCCCTGGTGGTGGAAGACTACTGCACCCAGGATAAAGGCGCGTTCATTGAACTCATCGGCCCCGGCGACCCGGACAAGGAAATGAAAGGGTTGCCCGTCGGCCTGGCCCACCTGGACGCGGGCCAGTGCCAGCTTACGGGGGATACCGAATACCCGGTCATCTACCGGGGGGCCAAGGACGGCAAGGCACACAAAATCCACGACAGCCGGGTTATCCATTTGGTCGACATGAAAAGCCCGCAACAGGCTATGAACGGCGTCGGGTTCTGCGCGGTCAGCCGGGTCCTTGCCAGCAGCGAAATCCTGTTGATGTTGAGCCAGTACCGGCGCGAAAAGCTGGAAGACCAGCCGCAAGCGGGCCTGGTCCTGTTGCGGAACCTGCTCCCGTCACAGTGGGAGGATGTCAAGGCCGAGTACGAGCGAAATCGCCGCCAGATGGGGCAGGAGTTCTGGGCCAACCTGATGGTCCTGACCAGCGCAGACCCGGAACGGCCCGTCGGCGCAGAACTCATCAGTTTTTCCCAACTGCCCGAAATGTGGGACGAACAGACAGTCATCACGACCTACATCAACGTGGTGGCCCTGGCCTTTGGGGTCGATGCCAGGGAATTCTGGCCCATTTCGTCGGGGGCACTTGGCACCGCTGCCGAATCAAAGGTCATGCACCAGAAGGCCCGCGGCAAGGGCGTAGGCGACATTACCAGCAGCATAGAACGCGCCATTAACTGGAAAGTCCTGCCAAAGCGGGTCGAGTTCGCCTTTGACTTCCAGGACGACGAAGAAGACGACCTGCGGAGCCAGATTGAGGACCGCAAGGTTGGCACCATCATGAAGATGTGGACGCCGGAAGCGCCTGTGACCACGGTTCAGGAAATCCGCAACATGCTGGCTGACCACACCGACTATTTTAAAGAGGACTTCCTAGAAACTGATATCACCCAGGAAACCGAAGTCACGGACACGGAGCGGGACAAGTGGGGACCAATTGTCGTTATCGACCGCAAGGGAGAGAAGCGGCACAAGAAAGGCTACAAATTGGGGTCGGTGGCGGAAAGGTGGGGCTACAAGGCAAACCCTAGTCAGGCCCGCGTTCCCGCGGGCAGCCCTCAGGGTGGGCAATTTACCAGCGGTGGTGGTGGGGGTCTTGCCGGGTCCATTCGTCCCAATATGACGGTTGAGGAAAAGACCGACCGCAAAAAACAGCCCGTGGAAAAGGCCGTGGCCTACGGGTGGGAGGGAGCCAGGGGCGGGGTCGCCAGTATGGGCATCTACAATTACAACCAGGGAATGGACGACCTGGTCACCATATCCGAAGGGAGAGAGCTTAAGGCGATTTCGACCCTGAGTGTGACCCGGTGGGTCAATCCATACCCGGACGTGCAGGGCAATTATCGGGAAATCGGCTATCTTGCCACCAAAGAACGCGGTTATGGGCGGGCTATGATGGAAGCAGCCATGCAGGTTGCCAAGCGGGAAGGGCAAGGGGTCTTTTTGAAGTCTGTGGAAAAGGCGGTCGGGTTCTATGAGGCCATCGGCATGAAAAGGTCCACCCAGGAGCGGGTTTTCTACTTTACGCCAGAGGATGTTGCCAACCAGGTCAAGCAGGACATCGACGCATTGGAACCTGACGACGGGGTGTTCTGTGACGGAGAAGGCCGGTTGCAAGGGGAAAAACAGGGGACCGCAGCCCACGGCGACCCCTTGCCCAATTGGGAAGGGGAGGTCGAAATCACGCCAGAGCAGGTCGCGGAAGCGTTGAGGGATTGGGACAAAAAGGCCCCGCGTGGCTGGCAGGGCATTTTGGAGACGTGATATGAACGAAGAACAGTATGAATGGACTTTGACCGAAGAAAAGGCAAACCCGAACCAGCCCAGGGTTCCGGCGGGTTCTCCGCAAGGGGGCCAATTTGCCAGCACTGGCGGGGGCGGGGGTGCGGGTGCCACTGCGCCTTCTTCTGGTGGAACGACAGGGGTGGTGTCATACGAGACGCACCGGAATTTGTACAAGCCTGATTACAAGGTGGAGGATGGTTTTTATCGTCCAAACCAACCAATTAAAGTCTGGATGAGAAGCAAAGAAACGCGTCCAACCAACTATTGGGTAGGTGCCTCACGAATTCACCAACCTAATTTTACTGAGTACACCACAAAACCGGGAGATACCATCATAAAGTGGCCCGGTGGCAATTTCGTCGTGCGCAAGGGGAACACAAATCGGGAGTCGATTGTGTTTGCCAGGAGCGACAAATCGCCATTTGAGCGCAGTTATGGTCCTGGTCCTGACCGCTACATTCCCGTTGGGGCCATGGATTATATTGGGAGGAATGCTCCCACCCCCGGCCTGGGTTCGTGGGAATAAAGTGGGAGACAGAGGGTGGATGAACTGGTCTGGACGCTCAAACGATACGACCCCAATCAGCCCAGGATACCCGCCGGACAGAGCGGTGGCGGTCAATGGACCGGTGGGTCTGGGGTGCTGACCGATGCAGAGCAGACCGCGGTTCGCCTCTACACATCCCAGGCATACGGCGCAATTAACAGTGATTTGCGCCGCGGCAGAACTCTAAGTGACCGCAATCAGGAAATAGTCGACAACTTGGATTCAGCCATACGCAAGTCGAAGCTGGCTCAGGATACAACTGTGTTCAGGGGGGTGCCGCAAGGGCACTCTGCGGAAACCGTGCCGATTCGGCCCCTGGACGGTAAGAGAATTGTAGAAGGGGCAGAATTCATAGAAACCGCTTATTCCAGCACATCGCGAAGCCTGATGGTCGCATGGCAAGAGGGTACGCGCAAGGCAATACCCGGTGAAGGGGTCTATTTGTTGGAGATTCGGCTGAAAAAGGGGCAAAGCGCCCTTGATACGGGGCAACATTCTGCCTGGGGTGCTGAGGGGGAATTCCTGCTGCCCCGAAAGACAAAGTTTCGCATCGTTGAACGTGATTTTGATTACGGTCGGGAAGATGATGTCCGATTGGTCTTGGAAGCAGTAGGGGTGGAGGGTGGCTAAGTGGTCGTGGCGTCCAAAGCTGGCACAATTCTGGAATCGCACGGTTGGCCGACTGGTTCCCCGGTTGCAGATTCGCCAGGTTGCCAACATTGTCATCGACGCGTCCCCGGTCAAGGCCTGGGCCGCGGATGTCGCCAGTGGCCGGGTCAGCGTCGAAAGCTGGCACCAGTTCATGCGAGACGAAATCCGCCGCAACTACATCCAGCAGTACCTGGCGGGCCGTGGTGGCATCGGCAAGATGACCTTCAAGGATTGGGGCAGCATCGGCGGCATGATTACCGACCAGTACCGGTATTTGGACAAGTTCGCCGGGGAGGTCGCCGCAAATGAGCTTGGACCCGGCACCATTGCCCGCCGAGCCGAAATGTACATCAACAGCAGCCGGGAGGCATACAGCCGGGCGGAAAAGAGGGCCGTTGAGGAATCAGAACTCAGGCGCAAGGAAGTCCGGTGGGTCGAAGACCCCGTGGCGGAGCACTGCACCGACTGTGACGGGCTGGTGCTGCTCGGCTGGCAGCCGATGGACCCGTGGCCGTTCAAGAGTGGCGGCAAGGACATCTATCCAGGCAGCGGCGATACCGTCTGCCTGACCAGTTGCAAGTGCCATCTGGAGTACCGGTAAGATGCCGCTAGGCTCGACAAACAAGACCAAACTTGAGGAAGTAGCGCACCCCGTCTGGACGTTGGGGGAGGACGGGGAGCCGTCGGGCGTGGAGGACAATCCCGTCTATGTCACGGGGGATGTCGTCATCGGCGGGGAGGACGGCGACGCCTTTGGGCGTGACGAAACGACCGGGGCACTGGTCGCCATCCTGGTTCCTCACCATGAGATTCACGAAGGGGAGACATACCTTGTCAGCTACAAAACGCCAGACGGCGCACCGCTGGCCGACGATGGGACCATTGCCTTTGCCGTGACGGTCGCAGCCAGCCATGAGGCCCACATGCTTGCCAGTGGCGCGAACGGCGGCGACATGGAAGGGGAGCTGCGGGAAGGGGTAACGTGGACCGGGGGGACCGCGATGAACATCTTTAACAAGAAGCGCAGCGCATCAGGAGGGGCCACGGTAACGGTCGTGCGCGACCCGACCGTGACAGGCCCCGGAACGCTGATTGAAAATGAGTTCGTCCCCGGCGGGTCAGGGCCGCGGGCTGTTGGGGGCGCGGGAGGCCAGCGGGCAGAATGGATACTGGCACCAGGCCAGACCTACCTGTTTCGCATCACCAACCGGGCCGGGAACAACCAGCCTGCGTCACTATCGCTCGAATGGTACGAAGAAGGGGTGGCGTAGAAAATGCCGGTACCGATGTATGTGGTGGACGATGAGGGCAACGCGGTTCCCTGGGATGGCAAGGTGACCCAGGAGGTCAAGGCAGACGTCAAGGTCACCCTGGCTGACGACCTGGGGCCAATTCATGAAAAACTGGACCAACTGGCAAGTAAGGAGCCGCGAATAGACCTCAGCGGCGTGCAGGATGAATTGACCGGGTTGCGTTTTGGCCTGGGGGCCGTTAACGAACAGATACAGGCCGTGGGGTCCGACCTTGAGGCGGCCAAGCGCCATCTTGCCGCGTTGCAGGCCAAGGAACCCGACCTGTCCGGCGTGACGTGCCAGATGGCCGCTATCGAACAGCGGCTTGCGATTTTGGAAGGAAAAGACCCTGACCTGACCAGCATCGGAGAGCCGGTTAGAGATATTGCCAAGACTTTAGGCGTGGTCCTTGAGGAAATGGGCGAACTGATGACGGCAATTGGGGAAATCATCGTGGCCGTGGACCAAGTCGGTCAAAGGGTAGACGAGTTCGGCAGGCCGTGGTGGAAACGGCAGAGGATGGATGAATAGGTCATGGGCGCTCCTTGGCACAATCCGGTGAACGGGCTTGGATTTATAGGGCCGATGGGCTTGCAACGCAAGCCTGTTCGGGGAACGCAACTATTAGGAGAAGGGGCCGAGCCGGTCAACCCGGCAGACATGGACTGGTGGATTACACAGCGCATCCCGTTCTGGGTGGCGAACCCGGCCACCGGTAACACAGGGGACATGGAGGCGTGGGTGACGGACAGAATTTATCTTGACAACTGGGCAGGGGTACCATGATGGACGTCTGGTTACTTTTGGGCGGCGTGCTTTTGGGCGTGTTGCTTGCCTGGTTTGTTTTCGTTGCCCGTCAAAAAGTCAAGGGAATCGCACAGGAACAAAAACAGGCGCGATTGCAGACCGTGTCGTCAGCGCAAAAGCACGGCCCAAGCTCCGTCCCGATGATATTCACGGATGGGGTTGAAAGCATCGGGGGCGTGAAGCGCATATTTCTACATCTTATTTTCTGCGACAACGAGGGTTGTGAATGGCAATATTTTGGCACAGACCCACAAGACAAGCCGCCGCCCGCCGGATGGGACCAATGGCCCATTGTGGAGAATTTATACATTCAGTTGCCGAACGACCTGGATGATTTGCCGAAGGAAGAAGGGGACCGGTTGTTGTATGACATGGCGCGATTGATAGCGGGCCGAAAAAGTGGTTGGGAATTGCCACAGTGACGACCTATTATGTAGGCCCTGGCGGCAACGACGGCAACGCAGGTACCAGTTGGGCGCTGCGCAAGCTGACGCTGAACGGCGCGGAGGACATCCCCGTCGCGGCGGGCGACGTTGTCTATGTCGGCCCCGGCGTCTATAGAGAAACGCTGACCTGCGACGTGAGCGGCGGCAATACCTACACGACGGGGACCGTCACCGTGACGCAAGCCAGCGACCAGGTCACGGGTGCGGGCACGGCCTGGGTCGCCAACGTGGCGGCCGGCTATTGGTTTCACGTCCGCCGCTACCTCTACAACACCGACGGCGTCACCAATGGAACATCCACCTTCACCAGCGCGGCGGGGAATTTCCATGCCAACCTGATCGGGATGCCGATCCAGATCAACACGCGAGGGGCGTACACCATCTCAGCCGTGGTGGGAGCCACGTCGCTGACCCTGGCCGACCCGAATGGGCTGGGCTGGCCAGCGGCGGCAGGCGGCTTGACCTATTCCTGCATGACCGGCGAGGGCCATTATGAGATCGAGTCGGTGGACGACAACACGACGATCACGCTCTGCCAGCCGTGGCAGGGGCCGACGCATAGCGGCCTGGCCTACATCACGTTCAACGCGATTACCTACATCGCCGACCCAACGGGAGAGAATACGGATGGCGTAGGCGGGGTCGTTCGGCTCACTGGCTCGGACAACGATCAAACCGTGAACCGCAACTACGGCATAGACAACAGCGCCGGGCGTGACTACCGGGTATTTCGTGGTCTCCGCGTGGATGGCACTGCCAGCTATGGCTATTATGGAAACGGTGCAGATCACGTCGTTATCGAGGACTGTCCATTCGTGGAGCAGGGTGCCGCCAGCTGGAGTAACTATTTGGCTACTTCTCTGGCGCACACTGTGCGGCGCTGTTATTTTCTGCCCCGCTACAGTAGCGGCTGGTTTGTCGGCTCGGCAGATGATACAGGCCATGTGTTTGAAAATAATGTGTTCCTCGGATCAACCTACAAATCATTGGAGATCCGCAGTGCTGGCGGTGTCACTGTCCGCAACTGTCTATTTAAAAGCGGTCATCGTTTCGGCGGTATAGCATCGGGCTCTGTTGCCACGACGGGCCAGACGTGGTGGGTTATCAACTCTGTATTTATCGGCAATGAGATTGGATTGGGCGGCGCAGCACTGGGCCAGATCACCGAGAATTACAACACGTTCTATCAAAATAACACCGACCGTCAAAATACTGCGACGGGGGCCAACTCGGTCCAGTATATGGCCCTGTTCGGGGCACCTTTGCTCTATGCCGGGGCCGACGAATTGAGCGGTTTCAAAATCCCCTGGCGATTTGGACAACTGAGCCAATGGTCGGCCATTCGCGCCATCGCCGGATGGGATGAGCGCAATACTGACACATACGGCATCCGGCGCCCCGCCACGGCCGCCAAGTGTTCCTGGGGGCCGGTGCAGTACCATGACGTGGAGCGAGAGACAGGAACCATCTATGCCGGGACGGCCAGCATGAAGTTCAACGACGCGGGTTCGCACCAGGTATGGGTGCCACAGAACGGGACGGTCATCACCGTGTCGGTGTACGTCTACCGGGAGGCCAACTATGCAGGCAACCTCCCACAAATGGTCATCAAGCAGCCGGGCCAGGCCGACCGGGTCACCACGGATGCCGGGGCGGCGGGAGGATGGAACTTGCTGACTGACACATTCACCCCGGCGGCGCTGCCCGATTACGTGGTGGTGGAGTTGCAGAGCCAGAACACGGCGGCGGCGGGTAACTACGCAACATATTTCGACGCTTTCCGGGTAGCGGAAGCGTAAGGAGGAAGAATGACAAGCCAAGCGCAGACGCAAAATTACCAGAGAATCAAAGAGGCGTCCTGTGGCGTTCACCTGTTGCCCTGGTATTACATTGGTGGGGCGGTCTTGCAGCCCAACGGCGAGCTTGAAGTCAACTTGCCTGCCGACGTGACGGCGGTAGTCATTGAGGCGCGGGGCGGGTACATCCACTACAACGTGAACGGGGTCAACTGTGACACGAACAGTCCTGGCTACATCGTGGAAGACGGGATGAGAACCATCGGCCCGCTCTCTAACCTGACCAGCCTATGGATATACGGGGCAGACGCAACGACCTACGCTCACATTCAGTTCTACCGGGAGATGTAGCGTGAGCCAAGTTCGTGTTCCTGTTCTGCCTTACCACCTGTGGGGTAAGCGATTCAGGCCCTTGCAAGGGCAGGGCCTACCAGGCGGTGGTGGCCCTGCCCCCGTCGCGGGCTTTACCTGGCACGATGGGGCCTACGCGACAAGGCCCGCGGCCGGCGGTGCCAACAGCGATGCGTTTAGTGCCAACAACGATTATGTGTTTGAGCGCGACGATGGGGCATCGGCCTGGGTGCCGTGGGGGCCTCAATTTCCAATGGCCGAATCCCCGGCGGCAGGATGGTCGTGGGTGAATCAGGGTGGGGCTGCCATCGACGAGACGACAGGGGCGCCGATTTTAATCGCGCCCATAGTGGGGGGATTCAGCTTGCGTTGTCGTGTCCGGTCTATGCCCAGCGCACCCTATACACTGACGGCCTGTATTGCATTTCACTACCTTTGGACATCGGCAGGAAATGGGGCCGGGCTCCTGTTGAGGGACAGTGCCACCGGGCGTATTGTGACCTGGGGTTATTACAACGGGTCGGGGCAATTCTTTCGCTGTATGCATTGCACGGACGCAACAACCTATTCGTCCGCCCCGTATGGGAGCAACGGGATGCTGTGGCGGCGCATGTGGCTACAAATTTACGATGACAGCGTTGACAACTATTTCCGTGTCTCCTACGACGGGGAGCATTGGCTGACGTTACATTCTCAGGGCCGAACGACGTGGTTGGCAAACCCTGACCAAATTGGATTCTTTTTGCACGCGGGTGGTGGGACATCAGATGAACTGGGGGTTTCTATTTTGTCCTGGGAGACAAGCTGATGACGACGACGGTCTACACGGGCACCCACGCGGCACGGCCCGCACCTGGCACAATCAACGACCTGTATCTGCCGTCAGATGGCGCGCATCTGAATTGGGACAGTGGCGCGTTGTGGGTACCCTGGGGAGAGGTAAACCCGATGGTGGTCGTGCCGACGGCGGGTTGGTCGTGGGTCAACCAAGGGGGCGCGGTGATAGACGAATCGGATGGAGCAGCCACCATCTATATCGACAGTGAGGCGTCATGGAACCTGCGCTGCCGCGCCCGCGCTATGCCAGGAACGCCGTGGACGCTGACAGCCTGCCTTCTGGGCACACACCAGACCCAGGTTGCGTACAGGTTCACCGGCGTGTTTGTGCGGGACAGCGCCACCGGGCGGGTGCTCGTTTTCGGTTATGGCACCGAAACCCTTTACATTATACACATGACCGATGTCACAACGTTTAGCGCCACGGCCTGGAGCCAGGCTCACTTCAACTTTCAACCGTTCTGGCTAAGGGTCAGTGACGATGGGGTCAACCACACGTTTTATCTGTCCCTGTGGGGCCAGGACTGGGCGCAGGTACACCAGCAGGGGCGTGCGACATGGCTGGCGAACGCTGACCAGATTGGATTCTTTGCCCAGGCTGCGGCGGCCGGTTTCGGCCACCACGCGACGCTGCTGAGCTGGGAGGAAAGCTGATGGCCCAATTTTACAGCGATGCCTATGCAGCCCGACCCGCAGCGGGAACCGACGGCGACCTATTCATCCCAACCGACGGCTATCACCTGTTTCGGGATAATGGGGGCGCGTGGACACCCTGGGGTCTTATCTTTCCCATGAGCGCACCGCCGACCACGGGGTGGTCGTGGGTCAACCAGAGCACGGCAACCGTAGACGAGAGCCGGACGGTCTTTCACATGAACGCATCGACCACAGGAGGCAGTAACCAATGGCGGCTGCGCGTCCGTTCGGCCCCCAGCACACCGTGGACCTTGACAACCTACGTAGAGAACCCGCACTGGAACGGAATGCACGCAGGCTTGCTGGTCCGGGACAGTTCATCGGGCCGATTCACCATCCTGGGGCGGTTGACCCGAGAATATATGACCATCCGGCGATACACGGCACCGGCCACATTCAGCGCCGCCGTGTTCACAAACACCGTCCCGTATGGACAACACCCCTGGTGGTGGCGGCTGGTTGACGATGGCGTTAACCACACCTACTATTACTCAGCCGACGGGCAACACTTTGTGCAGATTTACCAGGAAGCGCGGGCGACGTTCACCGCCAATCCCGACCAAATAGGTTGGGGCATGAATCCGTACACTGTAGACCAGATCATGGCGCTCTGGTCATGGGACGAAAGCTAAAAAGGGGGGGGCAGGTGGCCTATCTATACGGATACAACCAACTGTTGGTGATGTTTCTCAGGGAAAACGAAGTGCAGGAAGGGCCGCCAGGCCAGTACGATGATGTGTTGCGTTTCGATGAGGACACGAACCCCGATGTTGTGTCGGGCATCTTGGCAGCCTGGGACGCACACCGACTGGTTGACGGCGAACTGCGGCGCAACGGCCAGCCGGTGCCCATCAATCTGCCAGGGGAATCTTACAAGGAAGCCTTGCAAGCAGAGCAGGTCAAGAACGTGGTACGCCATTATTTGACGGGGCTGGGTGACTTGGGCATCGTCGATTTCGGATATGCCTACACGGCCCGCCTATTGGCACTGGCAAACGGGGAGGATGACGCGACGATATTTGCCATCGACGACCGGGCGTCGGCTACGTCTTATGTGGCTGGCATGTCCCAATGGGCCGAGTTGCCAGCATCGGTGCGCCAGTGGCTGGTCGTTGACCTGGAAAGCAGGGCCTACGACGCCATGGTGATTCGCGTGCTGTTGGTAGACCGATGAGGGGAAAGGGCGTGACCTCCACACTGGCCTTGATGGCCGTCGTGCTGCTGGCTGCGGGCATCGACCTGAACGCCCTGTTGCCTTACTTGCCGACCAGCCTGGTCCTGCCGGGGGTCGTGCTGGCGGGCTGGTTGTTGGTGGCGGGGGCAGGGTGTGGCATCATGGCCGCGGCAGCTTTTTTTGCCTTTTTGAACCGGTGGAGGCGACATGGATAGACTAGAACTCAACAGGCCGCACGGATACTTGATGTGGAAGGGGGTCAAGCAAGCCGTGGTTAGCCCGATTGAACTGCCGACCGGGGTAGAAATGCGCGTCACCACCGGCCAGGAAGGGTTCGGGGTCGTTATCCTGGACCGCCCGGCCCGCATGATTGCCGCAGAGGTAGACAGGAAAGAGTATTTTGAGGACCACCGGGTCACCCGCAAGGAGCGGGAAGGATGGTGGCCTGATGTTGAATTTCTGTTCGTTTACCCGGTTTCCAACTTTGACGCTTTCGACCGCATCCGAAAGAAAGCCAAATTGGAGCCGACCAATGACGCCGATTGCCCTGACTGCCTGCAAAACATAGACGGTTTGTGTCGTCTGCACGACGTGGAGTGTAAAGACGGGTATCGGTGTGACGAGTTCACCGAGATTAAAGATTGGCGCACTGGCGAGATTGTTCAGGGCCAGGAGCCGGAAACCAAGCAGGGGCAGGAGGCCACCATGCCGTACACAATCGAAGAAAAGGGGGATGAATACTGCGTCATCAAAGAGGACACGGGAGAAGAAGTCAAATGTCATCCTACTATGAAAGAAGCCCAGGCGCACCTTGCCGCGTTGAAAATCAACGTGGAGGAAGCGGAAGAAAAGGAGTCGGAGCCAGAACAACCCGACATCGAAGCGTTGCAGGCCCGCATTGCCGAGTTGGAGCAGAAGGCAGCGCAGTTTGACGAAAGCGAATGGGACGGGGCCGCGGCCAACTGGCCCGACACCGCCGCCTATTGCAAAAGCTGCCTCATCGACGTGAACCCGGCGGGCGAAGACAAGGTGCAGGCGCTGTGCAAGCTGCCGGTCTACGCACCTGGCAGCAAGAAGCCGAACAAAGCTGCCGTCAAGGCTGCGGGTGGCGGGGCGCGGGGCGTCTCGGCCCTCAAAAAGCCGGAGGGGGTCAGCGGGGAAGCCTGGTCGCAGGCCGTGAACGAGGCCAAGCGGCGGCTGCGGGGTTGGTGGCCGGATGCGTTCGATACCGAACCGCCGGAGAGCCTGAAAGCCATCAAACAAGAGGAAGAACCCGCAGAGGAAGAAGCGGAAGGGGTCTGCTACTGTGCCAAGTGTGATGAGGAAGTTCCTCACATGAAAGGGACCGATTGCGCTGACCAGGCCTGCCCCAAGTGTGAAGGCCCCTTGAAAGCGGTCGAAGAAGGGGAGGCTACCGAAGAACCCCAAGAGGAAGAAAAGGCGGGCCGTCGGCTCAGGTCGGGATGGGTCAAGAAGCTGAAAGAGGCCGTGGCAACCTTGACTGAATTTCTGGGCTTTGCCGAGTATGACGACCTGGAAGGTGGGGAGTTGGGCTGGTTCAAGAGCCAGCAAGCCAAGTTTGCCATCAAGCAAGGGCCGGACGGGGAACCCTGGGTCGTGGCCTGGTCGTCCAATGCGTTCATCGACCGCGACAAGGAGATTTTCAGCACCAGTGGCCTGGAGCGATACGTCAGGGACAACGAAGGGCGCAAGAAAAAGGGAACGTTCAACTTTTGGCACATTCCCGGCACCGAGTACGCTGAAAAAAGGTGGCAAGGGGTCGTCGGTCGATTCCTGCTTGAAACCGGCCCGTTCCTGGACACAGCGGCGGGCCGTCAAGCCAAAGCCTTTTTCACACAATATCCGGACAATCACCCCACGATTGCCCCCGAAGGGTGGGGCACATCGGTTGAGTTTCGCTATCTGCCAGAAGAAAAAAAGAATCGCGTGTTTGAGCATTTCTGGATTACGCGGACGTCCATTCTACCCAAATTGAATGCCGCGAACATCTGGACAAAAGGAGGAATTCACATGGCGTTGACAGAGGAACAGGAAAAGGCCCTGCGTGAGGTCTTCCCTGACAGTGCCGACCAACTCATCAAGCAAGGACAGGACCAGACGAAAGAGTTGGAGGAAGGGGGTGGCCCACAAAGAGGCCGAACCGGAAAGCGACGAAGCGGAGAAAGAATCTCAGCCGGACCCGGAGCCAGCCTTTGATTGGGACAAGCTTATCAAGGCTGTGGCGGGTGAAGTGGCCGACCGGCTGGATGTGGACGTGACCGAACCGCTGTCTAAGATGGGGCAGCGACTGGAAGAAATGGCGGACCGTATGGACCGGTACGAGCAGGCGAGAAGCGACGAGAAGGAAGTAAGCACAACGCGATATCGCCTGTCCCTTGAGCAGAAGCAGGCGTCAGAAGCAGCGGAAACGGTGCTGGACGACGACGACGAACTGCAAAAGGCCAAGCCAAAGGAAACCGACCCCAAAGAAAAGAAAAGCGGTGCCGACCACTTCTATCCGCCCAAGTAACAGCGGGTAGCGGGAAGGCCCCTATTCTTGCCACGAACAAAAGAGAGGGACGGCAGAGATGAATGAACAGGAAGTTTTGAGTTTGGTTGCGCGTGCATTCCAGCAACTGGCAGAGGGCCAGAAGGCGTCGGGGACTCCGGCGGGGTATGCACCGCTCTACGGCTCAGGCGGTCTTTTTGGCCGCTGTGACGGCCCGTCGATGCTGGTCAACGCCATGGTTGGCCCCATCGGCGTTGAGAGCAAGTTCCAGTGGATTGGGAACGACACGGAACGGGAATTTGTTGACACCCTGACCCAGATTCAGGAAAGCGGCAGCGAGCAATCCACCGCCTGCGGCGACTGTGTCACGGTGTATCAGAAGGCTTGTGCGCAATTCTATTGTTTCGGACGGTTTTGCAGGCAGACGCCTGAGGAACAGTTCGACAACATCGGCTTGCGCGCCAACGCCCAGGTCCCGGTGAAAACGCTGTTTGGGGCCATCACCGACGCGTCGGGCGCTGTCCTGGTCCCGATGGGCGAGACCATCAGCGACAGTTTCTATCTCATGGCACGAAGCGCGGGCTATGCGCTGCGCTTCAAGAACAGCCAGTTGATTTGGACGGGCAATCCGGCCAACAACGCGGGCAGCTACGCCGAATACAACGGCTTGGAGCAAATCGTCAACACCGGCAAGTTCGACGCGTACACCCAACTGACCTGCACCGCACTCGACAGCTTCTTGCAGAACTTCGGCAGCAACAACCCGCAATCGGCAGGCACCTACGCCATCCAGTCCTGGTTCCGGCGCGCCGTCGGCCAACTGATGCGCCGGGCGGGGGGTGCCAACATGGACTGGACGACCGCAAACATGTTCATCGTCATGAGCGACAACATGTGGGACTGCGTCGCCCGCACCTACGCCTGCACCGGCATGGACCTGTGCGAAGGGCTGAGCGCAAGCGCAGCCGACGCCCGCGTGATGAACCAATCCGCGGACCAGGCCCTGAACCGCTACGAGCAGTACACCAGCCAGATGCAGTTGCCCATCTACGGGCGCAACTACCCGGTGGTCCTGGACACCCAGTTGACCGAGACGACCGGCCAGCCCAACGGCGTTTGCTCCGACATCTACTTCCTCACCGAAGCCATCAACGGCGAAACCATCTTGTATGGCGAGTACCAGGACTTCAACCGCACGTATGGGCGGGTCCACCAGGAGATGCGGGCCATGTTCGCCAGCGATGACATTGCCATCACCGATAACGGTCGGTACGCGGTCATCCGCGACAACGTCAGGGGCTGCTTCGACATCCAAATCCTGACCAAGCCGCGGCTGGTGGCCCTGGCCCCCTGGCTGTGTGCCAGAATCCAGAACGTGTGCTGCAACGTCGGTGGCGACGGGACTCCCTATCCCGACCCGACCCTGAGCGGCACCGTCTATGAGCCGGGCTGCGGTCGCACCACGACCCCAATCCCGACCCTGTACGGGTCCTGCCCTGAGACCCTGAGCTAGTCATGCAGCAAGTGTGCGGTGGGAACTATGAGCGGACAACTCTCCCGCCGCGCACTTGCTCCTTTTCGGGCAATGTGGTATAATAGCCGCAGTGAATAGCCTGGGAGGGAGTTCATGACGCAAGAAATGAAAAAAGAGGGCAACGTGGAAGAAGGGTCTGCGTTGCCCTCTTTTCAAGTTGAAGTCGTCGGCCTGACCCTGGAAGCAGGCCACGGCATCACCTGCCAGCCCAGGGAGGGGTTAGACCCCATCTTCCGGCCTATCCCTGATTGGACCCGGCCAGAGCTGACCGTCCAGGTCAAGGGGACAGGCCGGGAACTGAAAAGGCTCTTTCGGAACCGGGCCTACTTTTTCGTCCCGCGCCACCTATTGGACCAAGAACAGACCTGGGACCTGGACGTGACCGACGACGTGCTGGCGGGGCTGAGGGAAGCGGGGTTGTTGACCCAGGAATTGCGAGACGCCATAGACCAAATGAAATCAACGGAAAGTTCTTGTATGCACAGTGATACTAAGGCGGTACCGCCGTGCATGTAGAAGCCTATTGCATCGCGCACTACGGGGCGGATTACATCGGGTATGCGCTGGCGTCGGTGGAGCCGCACGTCGACAAGATTCATGTCGTCTACACGCCGCACCCGTCCCACGGCCGCACGACCGACCTGCCCTGCCCGGACACCCGGCAGGCCATGATGGACGCGGCCCTTGACGTGCCGAAGACCATCTGGCACGAAACGAGCCTGTTCTGGCAGGAAGGGCCTCACCGGGACTTTGCCGAATCGCTATGCCGGGGTGACCTGGCGCTGGTGGTCGATTGCGACGAAGTATGGCACGGGGAGGTCTTGGAGCAGGCGTTGAAGATGGCCTACGACGGGGAGGCTAAGCGATGGCGCGTCAACTTCACAACGCCGTGGAGAAGTTTCAAGTGGGTGGTGACTGACCCGCTGTGGCCGGACCGCATCATCGACCTAAGACCGGGCAAGAAGGGGTATGGCTACGTCAGCGCCAGCCCCATCTGGCACTTCGGCTACGCGACCCGCACCGACATCGTTAAGTATAAGATGAGTATCCACGGCCATGCGGGAGAGTGGAGGCCCAACTGGTTTGCCGACAAGTGGACGCCGTGGCCCCCGGTCGATGACCTGCATCCGACCAATGTGAATTTCTGGTACCCGCAGCCCTTGGACCGCAACCGCCTGCCTGCCATCATGCACAAACACCCTTTTTGGGAGCTGGAGCCGATATCATGAGGGATGGAATCAGCCGTGCAACCCTTTGGGAATATGAAATCGCCAACATTCACGGCTCCAAGACCGCGCTGAACGGGTTTGGCGCTGAGGGGTGGGAACTGGTCTGTTTTGACGACGGCTTGGCTTACTTCAAGCGACCGCGCTTGCCGGAACCCGGTTGCTTGTGTCTGGACCGGAGGGTGATTGTGATGGACAACTACGAATGACCGAACTGCTCATCACCACGCCGCTGTGTCTCATCCATTGGGACGGTACCCGTCCCAATATCCTGCAATCAGGCAAGCAGGAAGAAGGGAACGGCAATTTTACCGGCATTACCTGGGATGAGCGGGCGGTCTACGTCGCGTGCAGCCAGGACTTCCGGTACGGGGTCCAGATATTTAGCCGGAAGTTCACCCAGGGCGTGTTCCTGTGCAATGACCTGCACCAGACCCATCAGATTTTGTGGGCCAACGGCGGCTTGCACCTGTGCAACACAGGCAAGAACCGAATAGAACATTGGGATGGCAAAAGCTGGACCTGGACCGCGTTCAACCCGTCGCCGTGCGACATCGACCACCTGAACGGCCTCTGGTTTGACGGTCGGCGCTTTTGGGTGACGGAGTTCCGGCACAGACCGGAAAGGCCGTCGGTGGTCCGGGTCTGCTCCGACGACTGGCAGCTTTTGCAGACCCTGACCGTCGGCCCGCCCATCCACAACCTGTACATCGAAGGCAACTGCATGTACAATCTGGTCAGCCGACAGCCCAAGGGCCTGTTGCGCACCCGCCTGGGCACCGGCAACCAGAAAAGGCTTCCCGTCCGGGGAGAGGAAAACAACCTGGTACGCGGGCTGGCAAGGACGGCGGGTAACTGGTTCGTCGGCCTGGGCCGTTGGGAAAAGGAACGCGGCGACCGTCACAAAGGGAATGCCCAGGTTGTCATCTTGGACAACGGCTTTCGGGAAGTGGACCGCATCGTAATCAAGGACGTGGGGCCGACCAACGACGTGCGGGTCATCGGCGAGCACGACTTCGCGCACAACGGGGTAGGGTGGTGAGCGATTGGGAATGGCGGCTTGAGCGCAAGTACAGCCCCGACCAGCCGCGCGTGCCCGCGGGGTCGCCGGAGGGAGGGCGGTGGACGAGTGGGGGCGGCGGCATCGCCAAGGTGGAACGACAAGGTCCGAAAGCGGTGGCTCGTTACCTCCGTTCCAAGCCTAAGTATACGGATTTCAAGGTTCTTCCCAAGGAGGAGTTCGACGAGCGGTTTGGGAACGAGTACGGCGGCCTTACGGGCGATACTGCGGCCACCGCCCTGCGCACGGGCGAAATCTACATCAGGGAAGGAAACGAGGACTTCGCCCTTCATGAGCTAGTCCACGCCGCCGGGTTCATGCCTGACGGTGCGGGTCGCTTTCTTAACGAGGGCATGACCCAAGCCGCAGCAGAGGAAATAGGAAAGCTCGGCGGAATAACAGTCTACCCGAGTTATGGAAAGGAACGCCGTTTCGTAGAAAAATACGTGATTCCCGCTACTGGGCTCTCAGCGCAAGAGGTGTTCCGGGGTTATGCTGGGGCGGCCCATAAGACGAGGTACCTTGTTGACTTGATTTGGAAGAAGCACGGTGACAAGTTCTCCAACGCCGAAGATTGGGGGCCTAACACGAGGAAAGGTTTTGAGCAGACGCTGGAGCAAACCATCGGTTCGAATATCTATCTCAGCTACCTGATAGACGAATTGGGAGTCGCAAAGTGACCGAGATCACGTTCCTGAAGTCCGTGCACCACTACGACAGCTACACCGACTTCTTCAAGCTGGCGGAATTGGCGGGCTTCCCCGTCAAGCGGGTGGACGAGCTGGACGTGAGCCAGCCGGGCGTGTTCATCACCAGCCCGATGAACGGGGACTGGCGCGAACATCTGCGATCCCAGGCCGACCGGACCCGCAACGCCCACCTGATTTTGTGGAACATCGAACGACCGGCGGGCAGCAGCGGCAGCGTCGGCCAATACGGGGAGAGCAACCGGCGCCTGATGTACGGCCAGGAGGAAGACGGGTCGAAGGCCCCTTGCCGCTACATCGATGAAGTGTGGGTCAGCGACCGGCAACTGGCGCTGGAAACGGGGCTGCGCTTCGTCCCGCTTGGCTCCAACGCGGGTATGGGCAGACCGGGCCAGCCCAACGAAAAGCGGTACGACCTGGTCCACATAAGCTACACTGGCCCGCCGAGAAGGCAGACCATCTACAACCACTTCCAGAAGTCGCAAGTTGGCCCCAACTGCTGGCCGCCGGAACGCGACAAGGTCTTGCAAAGGAGCCGGTTCGCCCTGAACGTCCACCAGGACAACCATCCTTTTTGCGAACCCTTGCGCTTTGCCCTTTTCGCCGCCTATGGCCTGCCCATCCTGACGGAAACGGTCATCGACGCCTTTCCCTATTGCGACCGGACCATGCAATTTGCCAATTACGACCATTTGGTGCCACGGATGCGCGACATGCTCAAGGATGATTACAACCGGTGGCTGGCGATGGGCCAGCGGTGCCGGGACCGCATGATTGGGGAGTTTGAATTCGGCAAGGTGGTGAAAGAGGCGGTCAACCAGACGGTCGGGGACTGGCGATGACCCACTGGCCGGACATATGGGTGAACGGGGAAAACAACCTGTGGCTGGTCAACGGGGGAAATCCGCTCTATTTGGATTGTTGTCGGGTTCGCGATGTACATTGGACCGTCGTAGCAACCCAGGTCTGCGCTTACTGCGGTTCGGAGAACGAAACCAGCCGTTGCCCTAATTGTGGGGGCAAGGTGACTGAGCGGTCCATCATCAAGGCAAAAGGAGCGACGGTCACAGTTTCGGGGTATCTGCCGAGTTCTTGGCCGCTCTTTGTTTTGGGCGAGAAGGACCGCCTGGAAGTCCTGCGCCGGTGTTGCGGGCGGCGGGATTGGTACGAATCGGATGAAGTCATTGTAAGGATGGACAATATCGTGGTGACCGGCAGGAAGATTCCACACCTGGTTGTTCTGGACCCAGGCGATGAGGATGCGCTTGAACTGGTTGTAACGCTGAATTGTGATGCCCGCCTGTTTGTCGATGAGGAACGCTATGGTACCGGATGAACTGTATTATCAGTTTCTGGCCCTGATGCCGCTGTGCTGTGTGGATGTGGCTATTGTCCAGGGCGGGGCGGTGTTACTGGTCAAGCGGGCGTGCGCCCCGGCCAAGGGGCAGTGGTGGCTGCCTGGTGGCCGCGTGCTGAAGGGCGAGACCTTGCGCCAGGCCGCGCACCGCAAGGCGGTGGGGGAAACTGGCCTGGATTGTCATGTCGGCCCGCTCATCCACAGCGCCGAGACCCTCTTTGACGACGGGCCGGGAGATATCAGCGTTCATTCGGTCAATTCCTGTTTCCTGTTGTGGCCGAAAGAGGGAGGGCAAAAGGTCCAGCTTGACGGCCAGAGCATTGATTTCAATTGGGTCTGCGACCCCCAGGAATTCTACGAGTTAACGGAAGAAGGGGCGGAGAAGGTCAGATTGCACCCGTATGTGATGTCTTGTCTAGCAGGGGCCGGGCTATGAGCGACAACCTGAAATGGGTCTTGAAAGAGGAAAAAGGCGGGCGGGGGTCTGGTCACTGGGGGCATGCCGGGGACCCGCCACACCGTGGCGGCAGCGTGGCGGGCGGCGGTCACTGGACGCTGGTCAAGGTCAAATGCCCTATAAACAACCCGGTGGCCGTCGAAATCTGCCAGCGACTGACCGCGGCGGCGGAGAAACGTGGGGAATTTCCGACGACCGCAGAGGTCAAGAAGCACAACCGATACTTGAAATCTATGAGCCATGAAGAAAAAGTGGACTATATCATAGAGAAAAAGTTGAAAAGTGCCTCAAAAAAGCTCAACGCGGAAGCCGAACCTGTGTTGCGCAAGGTCTTGGAGGATTTGCCGGATGGGCATCTTGACCTAATCAGGGCAACACAGTTCAAGCTGGCCCGCAAGTGGCCGGAGGAATCTGACTACACCAGTGAAGACACAGCGGGCACCTTTTCCAGCATGAATAATGTCGTGACGGTACTCGACAAGTACAATGACCCCGGTGTTTGGGCACACGAAATCGGCCATGCTGTCCACTACAAGACCGAGAGCCAGATTGGAGGGTATTATCAAAACACGGGCCTGTGGGGGGCAACCTGGTCGTCGCTTAAAAAGCACATGCCGACCAACTACGCCCGGACCGATGCGGCAGAAGGTTTTGCTGAGTGTTACGAGTACTATTGCAAAGGAGCCATTTTCAAGTACCAGATGAACCATGAATTGGTCCAAATTTTCGACAGGGTGTTTTCGGAACCACCCAAGAAATGGGGAGATTACATGCAATGAATCTGAACATCATAATGGGCGACCAGGTAGTGGGCAAAATCAAGCCAGACGGGTTCTACTCCGACGATGAGCGATTGTCTCTGATGCTGGTCGACATGTTTGACGGGCGCGGGGCAGAAGTGTGGAAAAGCACAAAGACCGATGAGGGTATAGCCGATTCCATTGCCAGTTACGTCAAGCCAGGAGAAAAGGACTTTGAAAGCCTGATGATGACCCAATTGACCCGGCGCGGTTACGTGTTGGCGATGGTGGAGGACTAATGCCGGTTCTAAGCGGTTTCACATTCATTCACAACGGGATTGAAGGAGGCTACCCGTTCATAGAGGCCATCTATTCTGTCTGGCCTTTTGTAGACGAAATTGTGGTCATCGACGCCGACAGTGACGACGGGACACTGGACGTACTCTTGCAGATGGGCGACAAGGTCCGGGTCATCGATGCCAGGTGGGGCAACCGGGCCGGGGAAACGCTGGCCCGCCTGCACGCCATGAATGAGCTTTGCAGGGGCGATGTGATTGTCCATTTTGAGGCCGATGAGGTCTGGGACCCCAACCTACTCGGCGTCGTAACCTACCAGATACGCTACGGCCAAGGGCGCGATTTTGTGGTCTACCGCATCCAGGTGGAGCAGAATTTCCAGCGGGTGCGATGGTACCCGTGGCCGGTCCACCGGGTCTTTCCCAGGGGCAGCGTCAAGAAAATCGGGGAATCGACCAATCGGCACGGCCAGGCAATGGTTGTGTCTGCCGACCACGGCCTGCTGTGGGATTGCACCAACTGTTTCCGCGACGACTGGCTGGGCCGAATCAAGAACCAGAGCATCTTGCGCAACCAAGAGGCGTTGAACCTGCTTGCGGTCCCCAACCACGCCAACGGCCCCAACCGGGTGGACGACATCGACCAATTTCTGGCACAACCACACTGGACCTACACGACCAGCCCCCTTGCCCTGCCGGACATCCTGAGGCCTCTGGTCGGGAGGACAAGCTATGCCCCTGTATGAATACCGGTGCGTGGACCCGGAATGTCGTCAGGTCAGCGAGTATATGAGGCCGTCAGCCAAGCGCAACGAACCGGCGATTTGCAAGGTCTGTGGCAAAGCTGCCAGGCGCATCATCTCGACGCCGCAACCTTGGAAGGGGGTGTGGGCCGAGCCGGTACACCCGGAGAAGTTGAGGACCACGAAGGAGATATGGGAATGACAGACCCATTCAACGACTTCTTTGAACCGTTTGAATGGACCCGAAAGATGCGATTCTTGTTCTGGCTGGGCAAGCACATCGGCAACATTCGCTATCGCCTGGGTCTGACCCATCAGTTTCATTGCCAGGAATGTGGGTGGCCGATGATGGAGCGATACGATGGTCATTACTGGCACTGGCTTTGCTCAAATTCCGATTGTGGCTTTGAGCGACCCTGCCGACACGCTCCACAGGTTTTGAAGCGACAACACCGCGTGGTGGCTCATTTGCGGGTCATTTGGAAAGAGTCTCAAGTTAGGCACCAACAGGCGAACGCGGAGTTTCAGGGCCTGCTTGCCAACAGGCTATATGAAGCCGGAAAAAGGAGACAACGGTGATGCTTTTTCTGCCGATGATTGAGGCCCGGCAGGAATACGCGAAAATCATGTGTGACCATGAGTGGCAGATGGCAGACCTGCAACGGGATTACAGCCGAAAGATGATGGACCTGGCGTCGGATTTCTCGGACAACCGACAGGACTTGCAAGAAGTCCTGGCCTATCGTTTGCAGGCATCAGGATTTTGGGGAGGATGGTGGTTAAAGAAATGAGCGTTACCTTTGTCACCTTTTGCCACCCGCCGCGGTATGTCGAAAAGCTGCACCGACCTGGGGCCTTGCAGAACATGGTCGCCAGCCACGCGTGGCCCTTTGACAAGGTGATTGTGGTCCACCAGAAATGTAGGAGCCAAGACTACCCGCCATTTGACACAGCTTGTCAGCCGGTCGACTTGCCGCGGGAGAAGTTCGACCCATTACTGTTGCGGTTTGGGGTGGATCCGACCAACGCCAGGGCGGAAGAATTGACCCACGGGGAGGGGGCCGCGCACTGGTGGAAGGCGCACGTGGTTAACCACTTGTGCGGCTTGGAGCACACCACCGGGGAGTTCGTGGTCTTTGCCGACTGTGACACCTACATCAAGTCGCAACCGTCATCCTGGGTCGGTCTGGGTATCGCTATTCTGCGGAACAAGCCAGAGGTCTTGATTGTTAGCCCCGGCGACGGGGCGCAGAACGGCGGGCCGGGGGAAGGCGGTCATTGGGAGGATGGAACCCGGCTGACCCGTAACGTCAGCCAGCAGCTTTTCATCTGCCGGGGTCAAGAGTTCAGGCAAAAGGTCAATTTCGACGTGCCGTGGAACGGCAAATTTGACGCCCCCGGCGGTCCCTTGCAGGAGTGGTATTTTATGCTTGAGGGCCGGTTGGGGCGCTATATGGACCAGAGCGGCCAGTGGCGGGCCATCTTACCTGACGCATGGCGCTATTGGCACGATTCCTATTGGGGGGCCGAATGAGCGAAGCCGAAAACCCGCCCTACACGGTCCAATACAGCCATAACCGGCGCAACTGGTTTGACCTGAGCGGGCCTGCACCTCAGTCTTTCGATATCTGGGATGAAGCCCTGGTCTGGTATGAAAGGTTACTCGGCTATCATGGTCTATTGCGCTATGTTCGGATGCTCGACGGCAGCGGGTTTGAGGTCCTAATCAGTGAGATTCAAAAAGGGAGGCAAAAAGAAATGGCACACACAGATTGTTGCAAGTCAGAGACACAGCCGGAAATCCGGGCGGGGTGGTTGCAACGGCTGGACGCGATTCAGGACGTGCTCAAGGAATCACTGGCGATTGAGGCGGAAATTGTCGGCCCGGTAGTTCAGGAGGGCCGGGAAAGCAAAAGCCCCGGCCACCTGTCAGACGGGTTGGGGTACCGGCTCTGCGAAATAGAATCGTTGTCTCACGCGGTCCTGGAACAACTCAACCAGATTCGGGCGCAGTTCTGATGCGCGTCTTGGTCACTGGCGGGTCTGGCCTTTTGGGCCGGTACCTGCTGAACACCCAACCCCGCAACATAGAAGCGGCGTACACCTGGTACACTCGCAGCCAGCCGTGGACGGACTACCAGTTGGACGTTTGTGACAAGAGCATGGTCAGCTACGTCGTGGGCCGGGTCCAACCCGACGCCATCATTCACATGGCGGCAGCAGGCAACGTGGATTGGTGTGAAAACAACTACCGGGAGGCGTGGCGCTGCAACGTGGAGGGGACCGAGAACGTCTTGGCGGCGGCGGCAGACTACGGGGCCAAGGTGTTGCTGACCAGCACCAACGCGGTGTTCGACGGGGAGAACCCACCGTACCAGCCCGACGCGGAGCGCAACCCGGTCAACAGCTACGGCCGGATGCGGCGTAAGGCGGAAGACCTGTTTGCCCGGTACAAGGGAGAGTGGCAAGTTGCCCGACTGTTCCTGCTGTACGGGTGGGAGCCGCCGGGGGCGCGGGGCAATTGGGGGTCTGACGCCGTCCGGCGCTTAAGGCGGGGCGTGCCCATGCGGGTGGTGGATGACATCACCTACCAGCCGACCTATGCCGGGGACGCAGCGCGGGCGCTGTGGTGGCTGGTGACGGATTATGGGCCGGGGTACTACCACCTTTCTGGCGGCGACACGCTCAACCTGCACGCCTTTGTGCTCAAGGTGGCCGAAACGTGGGGCTACGACAAAAGCCTTATATCGGCTATAAGCATGTCGCAACTGGCCCACCTGAAAATGGCCCCCAGGCCACGCGATAGCAGCTACGTGCGAACCAACGGTCTGGGCCTGGTCTGCCGTGGGGTTGATAGCGGGCTGGCATCCATGCACCTGGAATGGCTGCAAGGGGCCGGGGGAGGACTTGAATGATGCGATGCGATTTGGACATCAACGAAATGGCGGGAAACATTAGGATTGAAATCGTCGTGAGCGGGATGCCCAAGTTCCGATTGAAGCTGTGGTTGTTTGGCCTGTTTGTCTGGCTGGCCCGCCTGTTCTCCCCATTCGATTTGCAGGTGGTAGAGGAAGAAGGGGAACCGGCGCTGCTGTTCTGCCCTTACTGCGGAAGGGAGAACGTGGAGCGGGTCATGCCGGGTCCTGACTATTTTCAGTGCCATCATTGCAGGTGCCAATACATGGTGCTGGACGGGAAGGTACAGGCAAGCCCGCGGCCCTGCGACTATGGCTGCGGCTTTGAGGAACCGTTCGGCTATGTGCCGGAGGCCGGTTGCCCCGTTCACGATTACCGTGAATGGGTTGAGAGCGATGAGGGACATGCCTGCCCTGACTGTTTGAACATTCAAGACCTTTTTGACGGCGGTGAGGACGATGAGCGACCCGACGGCGCATGAAAACCTGATAGGGATAAGGGCCGACGAACTGCTGCGCCAGCCGGAACGGGCGATGCCGTTCATCATCGCCCCGGCGCAATGGCTGGAACCGGGCCAAAGTTGCGTGTGGCACTACCACGACGTGTCCATCGTGCTGAAACACGACGGCCAGTTGTTCCGGGTGGCAGACGTGGTGGAGGACATAGGACAATGGGCGAATACCGCTGGAAGCTAGAGAAAAAGAAGTACGACCCTAATCAACCAAGAATCCCGGCGGGCCAATCCGGCGGGGGCCGGTGGACCAGCGGGGGAGGTGGCGGGGAATCCTTTGCCAACATGGCCGTGGCGGGCAACGTGCAGAAAGACAAGGGACTTGGCGGCGGTGTCACTGAATCGCGCCTGTTGAGCTTTGGGGGAGGACAAGACGGGGTCTGGAAGAAAGACGAGCCGGTTAACCGGGCTGACGCAGAAGTTGCCGTGGACCGATTGGACAATTTGTTGGGCATGGAAGTTGTTCCAGAAACAGTGTTTTTGGAACGCGAAGGCAAGATGGGTTCCTGCCAACGGTTCGTGGGGGATGCCACGACCGCAGCGTGGATACTCGATAATGACGGAGAGGCCCGATACAATGAGTTGTTACAGTCTAACCGGGAACGGGTAGAGGCCATGATTTTCCTTGATTGGATGAGCGGAAACAGGGATCGGCATTTTGGAAACGTGATTTTCGACAAAGAAGGAAAATTGTGGGCCATTGACAACGGGCAAGCTCAAGATTGGGATGCCCGTCGTGGCGCGGGCAAGGCATGGGCGGGCGACCTTGACCCCTCCGTCAGGCAAACGGGCCGATACGCCCTCACGTCGCCCAGGTTGAAGGAGTCCATAGGCAATATAGATTCCTTTGGGTTGTTGAAGGTTGTGAAGGGAACCAGATACGAAAGGCAGTTTGAAGCGGCGCTTAGAAAATTGCGCCATGTTCAGAACACGGGGGAATTGATATGGTAGTCATTTTCTATCAGACCACCACGGGCGGTGGCGCAGAAGTTGCACGGGTCAACTTGGTGGACGGACGATTAGAAGGGCCGAAAACTTACGTGGACCTGTTGCTATCTGCGGGCCAGCAACCTGCAGAAGCCATGAAACAAGCTCCGTCTCGGTTCAACGGCTCTTATTTGCGGGCGAAGTTTCAAGCATGACCCATCCCGTCAGCGGTTGCTGCTTCATCAAAAACACCTTTTTGGGGGCCTTCTGCCTGTTTGAAAGCATGGCAAGCCTGCTGCCCTTTGTGGACGACATGACCATCTTGGACCTGGGCAGCACCGACGGCACCGAGCACTATTTGAAGGCCATTGCCAACAGCAACCCGCGGGTTAGGGTCTTGCACGGGGAATTTCCGGCGACCGATGCCGGGGTCTTTGCTACGCTGGCAAACACGCTCATTGCCGGGGTCAAACACGATGCGGTTCTGTACTGGCAGGCCGACGAAATCTGGCACGAAGACCTGCTGCTTCTCATGGAAGAACGGTTCAAGCGGGATGAGTTTGACCTGAGCTTTTGGCGCATCCAGTACCGGGACAACTTCCAGACGGTCAAGTGGTTCCCGCACGTCGTCCACCGGGTCGGCGTCAAGGGCCGGTTCAACTTCGTCGGGGACGGCATGAACACCGATAGGTTCATGGAACCGCCCATTTGCAGCGACTACGGCGGCGAGTACTTCATGCAGTGGGGGCAGATGGGCCAGGAGAAAATCAAGCCCTACGTGAACCAGATGATAACCGACGTTTCGATGGTCGGCGGGTTCCGCGACAACATCCCGTTCCGGCGCATGGCCCACGCCCCGTTCTGGCACGAAGAACCGACCATCGAAGGCAAACCGGCCAGCCAGTGGCACGCCGATGCGCTGGCTGACCCCAAGTGGACCCGGCCCGCCAGCCCCTACAACTTGCCCAAGGCCCTGCGCTTTCATGTAGGACGGACCAGCTACGAATTTCGGAGTGACCTTTTTGACGCGCTGTGCCGGGACACAACGCGGGAATGGTTGGGAATCTAACAAAAGGAGGAAAGGACAAATGAACGTGTACATGGTCTATGGGGTAGACAAGACTCAGAACAAGACGGTAGAGGCCGATTTCTTCCACGTGGACGAACACGGCATCACCTTCTACCGGGCGGCAGGGGAGGACGAAGAACACGATGAATCCATTGCCTTTTTCCCCGCCTACCACACGACCGGGGTTGTCAAGGAGCCAGAATGATGTGCTGTGGCGGGAAAAACCGCCCCAATCCGTCGCAAGGGACGACGGTTGACTGTAACGGGCAAGAGGTCCGTTTCGAACCCAGAGCCTACGTGATAGCGGTCAAAAACAGCATGGACCTGTGTTCGTTCACCGGGACCGGGGCCGATGGCCTGGTCACTTACCTGGATGTTGAACGGGCGCTCGGAAGGAGATGAATTGTGCCATTCGCAATCTATGACAATGAAGGCAATCCGCGTGACATGGACTGGCTCGTTGCCAACTACGGCCCGGTCGTCGGTCACGCGCCGATGGACGACGAGACGTGGGCGTGGCGGGTCGTTGAGGTCCGGGAGAACAAGCAGGGCAAGAACTTTGTCCTGGTCACCGTGCTTGATGCAGAGGGCAACCCGGTTGCGGGCAAGAAGGTATCCTGGTACTATTCAAGCGCCCACCACTGGGACGACAATCCCTGCGGCCCCATTGACGGCCTGCCCCCCGGCATGGTACCCGACGTGTTCGCAGGACCAGGGACCACGAATCCCGCAGGCCTGATTGGCCTGGGAATGAGCTTCGACGGCCAGTACGAACCGCCAGACATTGGCCCTTACGGCTTTTGGATATGCACCGAAGACGAACCCACGATGGTGGTTTACGGCCTGGGCTGGCTGCGGGCGACTAGTTATCATCACCTGGACGTGACCGTGCAATGGTCACAGGGAGATGCGTCGAACGGAGAACTGCTAGAAGAACTAGAGGCGGCGCAGACCAGCAACGCGGAAACGGCGCAGCACATCGCCAACGCGATTGCGCTTGCCGGGGGCTAACATGCAAATACCTGAATGTGTGTCAGGTCGGCGGGTCACACCGCGGGGTGTGCACGGTGCCCCAATTGGGTTCCAGCCGTGGATGGACCCAAGCTGGCCGTACAACGCTGAACACTGGCAACAATTGCTGACCAATATGGGCGTTTCCTGGATGGTACTGCTCAGTGAGGGAGACGCAGCCCTTTTGAGCGGCGCAGCAGAAGCCCTCTTGGAGGCCGGGGTCATCCCCATCGTGCGGTTCAATTACCAGTTTCCCCGCCATTGGACCCACGGGGACGTGACCGGGCAATACGTCAGTTTGTACAGCCAATATGGAGCGCCGTTTATCGCGGCCATCGGCAACGAGCCGTTTGACCCGCGGGAATGGGTGGACGGGGACGTGCCGCCCAAAGAAGAAGCCTGGGCCATCATCGCTGACCGCTGGAATGAAGCGGCCTGCATCACCGCGGAACGGGGGGGCATCGCTGGCTTTCCAGATGGGCCAAGCTATAATCTGGACGATAACCCGTTCTATCGCATCGGGGACCCGGACCTGCACTGGCAGGAAGGGCGGGCCGTGTACCTGGGCCACCACTACGGCAAGGGCCGACCCTGGGACTACCCGCGGGACGACGTGAGCCGGTTCGGGGTGTCGTTGACCGAAGATGAGTACTGCCAACTGCTCGATATCTTCTGCGGCGACCCAAGCTGGCAGGACCTTCCGCTTGACCTCATCAACGCCCAGCGGCTGGCGTGGGCCAACCCGGACCTGACCGCCGTTCAGGATGACGTGTGCTGGCACGGCTGGAAACGGGTCCAGCACTTCTCCCAAGAGGCGTTCGGTTTCCAGGTCCAAATGGCGATGACCGAAGGGGGATGGGTGCCCAGGGACCGGGCCGGAAGCGGGGACAAGAACGAAGAAGAACTGAAACGGCTGATACACGATTACTGGACCAAAGGGTTCACCAGGGAGGCGGCTCACCGGGCCGCAATCCTCAGCATCGACATTCGCTGGCCGCTGACCACGCCGACCCAGGTTGCCGTCAAGAGCCTGCAAATGTACGGCGACGACCATCCGTTCTTTGCCGTCTGCCCCTGGCTGCTGGCCTGTTCTGACATGGGCGGCAGCGGATGGGAATATGATGCGTGGCACGGGTGGGCGTTTGAACCGGAGCACGGGCGACAGAAGCCGGTCATTCAGGCCCTCATCGACAACCCGCCCAACGGGAACGACCTGTTGGCAGAACTGTACGCGGCGATGGAGGCCTGTTTGGAGACAGATGCACGGCTGGCCGCAGCCATCGCCCTGGCACAAGGAGTACAGCGATGCCCATGAACTCTTTGCGGCTCACCCGGCGGGAATTTCTGAAACTGATAGGGCTGACGACCACCGGCGCGGCGACGGGCTGGAAGCCACGTGTGGAGATTCTTCCTTATGAGTCCCCGGTTCTGGTTGACCAGGCGGCCAGGCAGCGTACCTTGTTTGCAAGTGACCTGCAATTCGCCAACGTGGGCGATGGCCTGCTGTCTTACATGTTTATGGCCCCGCAGGACACCCAGGGAGAGGTGGACCTGACCCTGTTGTGGACGGGAAAGAGCCGGGAATTCGGCTGGTGGGTGGACCGGCTGGACTGGCACCAACTGGGGGAAGACCTGGGGCGCTGTGACCCCTTTGCGGCATTGCCGATGACCTTGAGAGAGCTTCAATCGGAAGGGCCGGACCTGGTCAACCGGGACCCGTTGGGCAGTTTCCCTGTCAAGCCGTCCGGCCTGTACTCCATCGGCCTGTACACCCCGCACCTGCCCTATCTTCTCAAAGAGGGGGCAATTAGGGTGTTGGGCCTGGATTTGTCATGGATGGCGTGACCATGGATTTCACAGCGGTGCGCGACCTGGCTCTGTCCTTTGACGACGGGCCGACCGGCGACCCTTTTCTGGACGACCGCTACCAGTGGCAGATTGACACCTTCGGTCATCCCAAGCCCTACTATCGCCTGTTCTACCGGCTGGCTGAACTGCTCAAGCCGCGCATGGTCGTGGAGCTTGGCGCGTGGCGGGCGACCGGGGCGGCGCACCTTGCCCCGCACAGCGGGACGGTGGTCACCATAGACCATCACACCGACCCCGGCGATGAGGAAAACAAGCGGTGGTGCGTTGAAGCCGCACAGCATTACGACAACTTGCTGTACTTCCAAGGGTGGACCTGGGACCTGGTAAGCGATGTCTGGTACATCGGCAAATACATCGACGTGTTGTTCATCGACTCCTGGCACCACTACGATTATGCCATGAAAGACTGGAAATCCTACGTTGACATGCTGCGCCCGGAGGGAGCCTTGGTCATCGTGGATGACCTGGAAGACGTGGAGCCGACCTTGCACGACATGGTCAAGTTCTGGAATGAAATCAGCGACGGGTTCGACCGCTTTGTGCTCAAGGACGTGTCTACTTATCCGATGGGGTTCTTTTTGTGGAAGGAAAACAGCTAACAACCCATAGCCTGCCGTGGCTGTTGCCAGCGGCCATCGAGTTTCTTGAAGGCATCCTGACGCCGGAGGCCAGGGTGTTTGAGTGGGGCATGGGCGGCAGCACCCCGTGGCTGGCCGACCGCTGCGGGCTGCTTTGGTCGGTAGACCACAACCCGGCGTGGTTTGAGGCGTGCTGGCAGGAACTTTGCAGCCGCGGCCATGTCAACCTGCTGCTCTACCCGCCGGAAGGCAGCGACCGCGGCGACGCATCCGACCCGGACGCCTTTCTGTCGTCCTGCAAGACCGGCAGCTTCGAACGGTACGTCAAGACCATCGGCCTGTGCAAGGACTACGACGTGGTCCTGGTCGATGGCAGGGCGCGGGCGTCCTGCATCAAGGCCGGGGCAGAGGCCCTCAAGCCGGGCGGCTGGCTGGTGGTGGACAACACAGAGCGGGACTGGTACCTGAGAAGGGCCGGAGAATACCTGAAAGGATGGCAATGCGTCGTGTTCAAGGAGTCGGGTTGGCAAACATCGTTCTGGCGGAAGCCAGGTGGGGAGTGTTGTGAATGAACCTGACGAACCTTGCTTACCTGGTAGACAAAGCCGTGGAAACCGACCCGCCAAAAGACCTGCTGGCCTATTGTGGCGACCAGTACCGGCCTTATTATCACTTGCTGTACCTTTTGGCATTACACACGCCACACGCCTGCGTGGAATTGGGGGTCGAGAAGGGACGGGGCGCGTTCGCAATGGCGCTAGCAGGACGTGATGTGTGGGGGATGGACCACACGCGGCGGGACGAACTGGCCGTGGTCGAGCGCCGGTTCCCCAACTTCCATTACCTGGAGCAGAGCAGCCTTCCGGTGCCCAAGCGGGTCAAGGCGCCCGTCGGCCTGCTGCACGTGGACACCGAACACAGCTACGCCCAGGCCAGGGAAGAATTTTGGGCGTACAAGGAGTATCTTCCCATCGGTGGGACGGTCTGTTTCGATGACACCCACGCCCAGGAATATCAGGTCGCCCATTTCGTGACCACCTTGCCGTGGCCGACTATCTTCGATGACCGTCTGCACGAATGCGGGTACGCGGTCGTGGTCTATACCGGGGGCTAAGATGAGTGATTTGGAATGGAAGCTGGAAAAATCAAACCCAAGCCAGCCCCGCATCCCGCCTGGTGTGCCGGAAGGCGGGCAATGGACCCAGGCGTCGGGGCTGGGTGGGGGAGGAAAGCCGATGGGTAACCTACGGGGTCGTTCTGGTCGTAGTGACCCCAAACTGCCAAGAGATAGGGCGGGTCAAGCTGTCCTGTCTGGTCTGGCAAAAGGAACCCCTGACGGCATGCGGAAATTAGGTTTACACGGGTGGTCAAATCCGACACTGGAAGATGCCAAGCTCGTAAAAGATGAGATTTGCACAGAGCTAACAGAAAAAACAGGCCTGCCCTATAATACAGTGAGAACATTGGTTAAAACCTGGGCGGAAAGCTCTGCCGACAATAACGTGCTGTCACTCCAATTGCAAAAGGCAGCAAGCGATGAATTTGGGTTGAAGCTGAGGCAATCTGTCAGAAGCCGTCTCAAGAAAAATATTGAACTAATGAGTGACCTTTCATCGCACAAAAGCCTAGAAAACCTCAACCTTACCGAAAAAGATGCCCGTGGATTCTTGAGGGCTATGTACAACAATACGCAAAAGCGGCTTGCCGACAGCGGTATCAAAGAGTTAACCCTGTATCGTGGCAGTGAGAGCTTTGAAAAGTATGAAGGACAGGATATTCGGTTGTCTGGAAATCCCATGCAATCCTGGTCTGTCTCTAATTATGAGGCGTCTCTTTTTGGAAGGGCTGCGGTAATGAGGGTTCCGGCGACATCTATCATCAGCAGCGCCAGGACAGGGTTCGGTTGTCTATCTGAGGGGGAATTCGTGATATTGGTTGGAAATGATTCTGACCACACGGCGACAGTCCTTGAGGCTTGAAGTAAAAGGGTATAAAACATGACCAAAAAAGAAGAATTGCCACTGGTTGACCCAGACGACCCGGAAGAAAACGAAGATTGGATACTGACGCCAGAGAAGCGCAAGCGGGAGGTGGCGCTGTTTGACGGGTTGCCTGAGAAAAAGACGTACAAAATAACCTGGCAAGAAGAAAAACAGCCCAAAGAAGAATAAAGATGGACAAGTATCACTGGAAGCTGGAAGTACAAAAGGGGTTTGACCCCAATCAACCCCGATGGCCTGCCGGGATGCCGTGGGGCGGTCAATGGCGGTCGCTTGGCGGGCAAGGCAGCGAAGTGTTGGATTTCGGGACCAATTGGGGAAAAGCCAGCGATTGGGGCCGGGAAAGCTCTCGACGGTGGACCAAGACTGTCACCAAAGAAGAAAAAGATGCCATCTTCCGCTACACGGCAAGTGGTTGGTATTCAATAAATAGAATACTCAGGGGAAAGAACCGGGAGGATGATTTCAACCTAGATTTTCGGGGAGACAAGCAAAAGCTGGACTCGGCTCTTTCCCGTTCCACAATCCCTTCCAATGTCAAGGCATATCGGGGCATGTGCAAAGGAGACAAATGTGCTGAAAGAATTAGCCAGCTTCAACCAGGAGACACATTCACTGACAAAGGATACACTTCTACTTCCCTGGTTGCCAACATCGCATTCAGAAAACGGGTGATGGTCAACATCACAGTGCCCAAGGGGACCAAGGCGGCTTATATTGACCACCTATCCGAGAACAAGGGCGAATATGAACTGCTTATTGCAAGAAACTCAACCTTTCGCGTGGATGCTGTAAGGCGAGAAGGGGAATTGATAGACCTAGACGTAACCCTCATCGGACAGGGAGAATAACATGAAAAAAGAAGACAAGTTCATCTGGGAAGATGACGACATTATCATTGTGAAAAAAGACAAAAAGCCGGAAAAGAAAAAGGAACCCAAAAGGAAATGAACCCTGGCTGGTTTCATGCGCTGGCTGACATCGCAATGGCAATGCCGGTGTGGCCTGATGAACGGTTTCCGCCGTCGCCCTATTACCGGTTCTTCCGGGCGTTGGCCTCTAATCTGCACCCAGGGTTGAGTGTGGAGCTTGGCGTCTGTGGCGGTGGCGGGTCGTTTCACCTGGCCGTCGGGTGGCCGGATGGCGTGGTGGTGGGCATAGAGAACGGCAAGCCGACGCCCCAACAGCGGGACAACTGGCATTTCATCGAGTCGTTCTGCCCCAACTTCAAGTTGTGGGAGATTGACAGCGTCCTGGCGGCTCCGCTGGTTTCGGCGGAGTATGGGGCGACCAACATTCTGTTCATTGACACGACCCACACCTACGACCAGACCATGGCCGAGTGGAACGCCTGGGAACCCTGGCTGGCGACCAGCGCCGTGGTCATGTTGGACGACCTATTCCGTCCGGGCATGGAAGACGCGTGGAGCGACATCCCGTGGCCGAACAAGCTGCGATTGGACCAACTGCACGACGGGTCACCGGGCATCGGTGGGGGATTTGGGGTGGTATGGCGATGAAAAAGGCACTCTTGGTCGAACCCCAAAAGGGGCAGGATTGGGGCAACAACAACCAGTATGTCGGCCTGTTGCGCGTCGGGCGCTGGCTGCAAGCGACTGGTTACGATGTGCGCTACGCGGTCATGCCCGACCTTCCGGCACGGGAGGAATTCTCACCCGAAACGGTCTATGTCACGTCCATGTTCACCTACGATTACCCGAATGTGTGGGATGCGGTCCACACCTGCAAACGCATGTACCCGGCGGCGGAAGTCCAGTTGGGTGGGGTCTACGCGACCATCTGCCACGAACATGCCATGCAAAGCGGTGCCGATGTGGTCTACCAGGGCAGACACGCACAGGCCCGGTTCTACCCGCCCAATCCCAACCTGCTGCCCGAAAGGCCGCAATTGGCCTACCTGTTCACCAGTTATGGATGCAACCGGGGCTGCACCTATTGCGCAACCCACCTGTTGTTTGGCAAGGGCATGGAGCAATCCGACCCGCAAATCGTCATCAGCGAAATCAAGTACCTGACCCGGCTTGGCTATCGCCGCATCCGGTTCGGGGATGACAACATTCTGTTCAACGCCGAAAACCACATCAACCGGGTCTGCGAAGAAATCTTGCATCACGGCGTCAAGGCCCGGTTCGAAGTCCCTGGCGGTATGACGGCCAAGGAATTGACCCAGGAAACGCTGGACCTGATGCGAAGGGCCGGGTTTGAGCAGTTCAGCTTCGCCATTGAAAGCGTGTCCGATGCGGTCCTCAAAAAGATGGGGCGGGCCGACCATACCGACCGCGAAGACCTGACAAGGGCCGTCGAAATGTGTGAACGGTCAGGCCTTAAACGGCGAGACATCGACGTGTATTTTCTCATCGGCTTGCCCTACCAGACCCTGGAAAGCATGGTCGATACGCTGGTGTTCCTGCTGGGCCTGGGAGTTTGGGCGCATCCCCAACGACTGACCCCCATTCCCCATACGGTCGAATGGAAGCGCATGAAGCTGGAAGATTGGGACTACCGCGACTTGTATTATCGGGATTTCGTCGCCCCAGACCAGGACAACTTCACCGGCGACGACCTGAATGCCATCTATCTGCTGGCGCGCATGTTCAATGTGGGAAGCAGGTTAACCAGCGGGGTCAACTGGCTGACCCAGGAAGGACGCGTGCAGGAAATGTTCCGCCAAAAGCTAAGGGAAACCCTGTAAAATGGAATATATCGTGGTAGGCACCCATGAATACGAATGGGCGACGGCCGTTTTTGCCCGCCTGTTCAACAAGTATTGGAATTCAGTGACCCCGGTCACCTACTGGTGCGACCGGGAACCCAAGGTCAGGCTGCCCGACAACTTCACGGCCCGCCAGGTCCCGGCCTACAAAGAAGGCATCTGGCCGTGGAACAACTGGTTCAGCAATGGATTGAAAAGCATCTTGGAGACGTTAAGGGAGCAGCATGTGGCCCTGTTTCTGCCCGACCACTGGCTTTCAGCGCCCGTGGACCTAATCGGCGTGGAGCAGATGCACCGCTACATGATGTTCAACGAAGACGTGCTGCGCGGCAACCTGACCGCCGGGACATGCCTGGATGGATATGGTATAATAGTCAAGTGGCTTGAGGGTCGCCGGGTTGTGCAGGTTTCCCCGACCGACGCTCATTGTGCGCTGTACGGGGGGCTGACCTTCTCCCCGGCCCTTTGGGACGTTCGGAAGCTGGCGTCCCACCTGGAATCAGGGTGGAACCTGTGGATGACGGAGAGGGTCGGGACGGAAAAGATGGCAAGAGAAGGGAAATGGCGCTCGGTCGGCATCCTACCTGCCCCACTTGAAAGGACACACGGGCTGAGCCAGCGAGAGCCGCGCACGGCCTTTTTGAACGGGTTGCAGCCAGAGGACCGAAGGATGGTCATAGACATGTTGCCAGAAGGATGGAACTATCGTGATTGACCTTTCGATTGTGACCGGAACCTACAATCGCATAGACCTGTTGCAGAAAATGGTTGCATCGGTAAGAAGCTCGGTCACACCCAGGGAGACGCCCATCGCCCGGTTTGAGGGGCTGACCTGGGAGATTATCATCGTAGACGGCGGCTCAACCGACGGCACCCAGGATTGGGTCAGGCAGCAACCGAACTGCCGCCTCATCGAGCATGGCAAGCTGCTCGGTGCGGTCAAGGCGTTCAACGACGGGGCCAGGGCTGCCGGCGGCACCTATGTGGTCCTGGGCAACGACGACGTGGAATTCCTGGACGACGCCCTGTGGCGGGCCTGGCTGTTCATGCAGACCTACCCGATTGTCGGTATGGGCTGTTTCTACCAGGACCGCAGCAATCCGGGCAAGCCACCTGCCCCGTGGCACGTCGAGCAGATGCCAGCGGTGGCGGAGCAGGACGGCCAGTATCGCCCGGTCCACGTCGCCTACGGCCAGGTGTGCATCGTTCCCCGCGAACTGGGCAACGCCCTTGGGTGGTGGGGCGACTATTTGCACACCTATGGGGGCGACAATGAACTGTCGTCCATGGTGTACGAGAGCGGGTACAAGGTGGTCCCGCTGTATTGGGGGCCAGACGTGTCCCCTCCCGTGCGCGGGGCAGACCCGCGCCACATCGCCAAAATCCACGACAACAAGCCAGATGACGCCCTCAGGAAATTGAACAACATTGACGGGGCCAGCGACCCGCGGGGCGTCGGCCCACGGGGGGCGCGGAGCCATCCTGACTCTTTTGCCTGGGGGCGCAAGTGGACCCAGCGCTGGCGGTCCATGGGGCGGCGCGACCTGGGCGGGCCAGAGATTCGGCACCGGCCCCAAATTGCCCTTACCTTGCCGGAAGTCGAGCGGTTTTTGTACCTGCCCATCTACGAGCACGGATACCCGGTCCAGCAGCAGCAGAAGCGGGGATTGCGGGAAGCCCTGGGCCGCGCCGGGGTTGTGGCTGAGTATGATTATGTCACGCGCCACCGCAACGGGGCTGACCTATTTGCGGAATTGCGGGATATTTGCGGGTTGTTCGGGCCAACCGTTGTCCTGACGCAGCTACACGGCCCGGACCCCATCGGCCCGGACCTCATCGGTCGGTTGCGCGGGGAAGCGTTGGGGGCCTGGTTCGTCAACTGGAACGGCGACTTCTGGCCGCAGAACCTGCTGTCTGACGGCGGGGTGGCGCTGGCGCGGGCGGTTGACCTGCAACTGACGGTCAACCGGGAGGTCTTGGAGGAATACGGCAAGCTGGGCGTCCAGGCCGGGTACTGGCAAATCGGGTGGGAGCCGGACGGGGTCGGCCACGAACCACGCCCGGAGGACCATTGCGACATTGTCTTTCTAGCGAACGGGTACAGCCGGGAACGGACCCGTTTTGTCGACCAACTGCGAAAGCTGCCGTACAACTTCCGGCTGTGGGGCAGCGGATGGCCTCAAAGCTATACGGTCGGCCATTGCACCTACGATTTTATCACTGCCTGTCGGGCGTACCGGGGGGCGCGATTCTCCATTGGGGACAGCCAGTGGCCGGACAGCGGGTTTGTCTCCAACCGGGTCATGCAAGCCCTGGTTGCAGGCGGGTCGGCGCTATGCCACCAGTGGTTCCGCGACATGGAACATTTGGGCCTCATCGACGGGGAAACCTGCATCGTGTGGCGCGACTTCGGGGAATTGAAGGACAAGCTGCATTACTACAGCCAGGATGAGGGCAAGCGGGCGCAGATTGCAAAGGCCGGGGAACAACTGGCGTTGGAGCGCCACAGCTTCGACCAGCGGGTCCATGAGCTGATGACCATGAAACCGACGGCGGGAGATTGGCGATGACCTTGTGTCGACAACGCAACGCCGGGTCCAAATTGCACCAGGTCTATTGCGACCTTTGCGCCGAGATGTTTGAATGGCCCAAAGGGGAAAAGGTGTTTGGGTTCTGTGATACCTGCGGGCGTGCAACCTGGTGTACCGACGTGGTCCTTTCTGGATTGCCCTACGCAATCACGAAACCTTACGGGAGAACATTTGGTGATGAGCGGGAAAGACAAGCAGCAATGGCGGCTTACCAAATATAGCGCCAACCAACCGAGAATTCCCGCGGGCCAGACCGGGGGTGGTCGCTGGACCAGCAGCAGCTTGCGGATAGAGGAAATTAAAGACACTCATCGGGAAATAGCCGCATCCGAAATCGACCGGGAATGGGTTGGAACGCGGAAACAGGTAGGGGTCGCCGCAATGCGCCTGCTTGCAGGTAGACCCATCGCCCTGTATGATGGGGATGAACTGGTCGGCGCGGCCAACCTTGCCCACTCAACCAGCCCTGTCCGGGTTCAAAATTGGGACGGGCCGTGGGGCATGGAAGTTTACTGGCTGGCGACCAAGCGCAAGGGTTATGGCAAGCAAATTTTGGAGGCCGTCCGGCAAAAAGCGGCCAGTGAGGGAGAAACCATCTGGCTTTCCTCCTACAAGGACGCCCGCCCATTCTATGATGCAATGGGCATGAAAAGGGTCGGGCCGGAAAGCAGTCGTTACTTTTATCCCAAAGAGGGGGAAAAGAAAAAGGACAAGATTGAAGTGTTGGAACCGGAAGAAGGGGTTTTTGCTGTCAAGGAAGATGAGTGGGAAACAGAAAAGGGGCAATTGGGGTGGAGCCTAACCAAAAAGGAGGGCAACACGACATGACTGACTTCTGGACGGGCAAGAGGGTCGTCGTCACAGGCGGGACTGGGTTCCTGGGAGGCCACCTGTGCGCCAAACTGAAACGGCTCGGCGTCCGGGTCCATTGCGTCGGGGGGCAATCCTTCGACCTGTTGGACGAAGGCCAGGCATGGCACCTGTTTGAGGAAATCAAGACTGACGTGGTCTTTCACCTTGCGGCAAACGTCGGCGGCATCGGTTACAACCAGGCACACCCGGCGACCTTGCTCCATCAGAACGCGATGATGGCCCTGAACGTCCTGTCGGCGCTGGCAATCATGTATGAAAATCGGGTCCGGGTTGTCCTGGTTGGCAGCACCTGCGCCTATCCGCGGGACTGTCCTGTGCCGTTCAAGGAAACAAGCCTGTTCGATGGCTACCCGGAAGGGACCAATGCACCCTACGGCATCGCCAAGCGCATGATGATGGTCTACGCCGATGCCCTGGGCAAGCAACACGGGTTGAATTGGACTTGCGCCATCCCGACCAATTTGTACGGGGAACGGGATTGTTTTGACCCCGACCGGTCGCATGTCATCCCGGCGCTGATGCGCAAGATGGCGGAGAACCCCACCGAAATCACGGTATGGGGGACCGGAAACGCGACCCGCGATTTCCTGTACGCCGGGGATTGCGCCGACGGCCTGTTGGCCCTGGCCGAAAGGGGCCAGGGCGTGGTCAATTTGGGGTCCGGGCGGGAGATTGCAATCAATCATCTGGTCCTAGACATTGCAGAGGCAATGGATTGGAGTGGGAGGATTCGTTGGGACGAAAGCAAGCCCGACGGCCAGCCCCGGCGCTTGCTCGACATCACCCGCGCCCGCGAATTGGGATGGTCCCCGAAGACCCCTCTGGCGGAAGGATTGCAGCGCACCGCCGACTGGTACAAGGACGTTCCAAAACTTTGGGAATTATGAGGGAGGTCATAGAAAATGGAACCGTTGGTCAGCATCATCACGCCCGCGTTGATTGACTCGCCAGAACGGGCAAAGTGGTTGGGCGAACTGACGACCAACCTCATCGACCAGACCATGGTCGAATGGGAGTGGATTGTCATAGACGATGCCAGCCCCATGCCGCTGGACCTGCCGGGTGATTCGCGCATCCGAGTGATGCGCGCACCCAATCCGAGCGGGCCAGCGGGTTGTCGCAACACCGCCGCAGCCCTGGCCCGCGCCACCATCCTGCCCCTGGACGCCGACGACCTGCTGGCCGACAACGACACACTGGCCTTCCTGTATAGTGCCTGGAACGACCACAAGCGCCGGTTCGTCTACGGGGACATCCAGGCCATCCTGGAAGACGGCCAGCGCAAAGACATCACGCCCTTGCCGCCCTACTCCATGAAGAACTCGCTCAACACCCGGGGGACGGTCCCTGTGACGGCGATGCACGCCCGCGACGCGTGGCTGGCGGCAGGCGGGTGGAAACCGCAGTTGGAACATGGCCTGGAAGACGTGGAGTATTGGATTGCGATGGGCCGTGCCGGATGGTGCGGCCTCAAGCTCGACCGGGTGACCTTGCTTTACCGCAGGCACAGCGATTCCCGGTTCTACACCATGCGACGGAACGGCATGGAAACGTCTATGATTGCGCAGATTCGGTTGATGCATGAAGACTTGTATAAAGGAGAGATGCCAGTGGGATGCTGTGGGGGCAGTAGAAGCAGCAGGAGCGGGGCAGCGGCCAGCCGACCGCTGCCGGTACGGAACAAAATCATCGACTTGGAAGACAACCCGACCATCGGCGGGGGCAAGATATGGGTACGCTACGAGGGCAGTAGTGCGGGCGGGTTTGGGGTGATTGGCGACGTGACCAAGACCCCGTACCGCATCGAAGGGCAAGGGTGCATCTTCGCGATATGGGCCGTGGACGCGCCCAAATTCCAGCGGTACGGGCGCGGCACGCACTTCACCGTGGGCGTACCCGCGCCCCAGGTGGCGGAGCCGGAACCGGAACCGGAGCCGGAAGCGCCACCTGCGGACCCGCCGCAACTGGCGACCATCGAACGGATAGACGCCATCGGACAGCGCAAGTTCAGCCAGCCGGAGCCTGAAACACAACCAGAACCGCCGCCCGTGGTCGAAATGACCCCGCCGCCCTTGGTTGAGGGGGAGGGACCGAGCCTGGAAGACATGAACCCGGACATCCCCGGTTGGGACCGTCTTGCAGCCATGCTCGCCGCGGAGCAACAGACGGTCCAGGGCCTGTCGGTCATCGACCCTTACGACCTGATGCTATACCAGGGCATCGGCCCGGCCTACGCGGAGCGCATCATCAAAGAGGCGCGGCGGCTGTGCCAACTGCCATAGAGATAGGGCTTGCCACCTTTGCGCTGACTTGGTTCCTGTCGTTCTGGTATCGGACCGACGGCATCCGGGAGAGGCTCGGCGTCTATTTTGTCGACCAGGACGGCTACCAGGACCGCGTGGACGCCGGGGGGTTGGGCGGCTGGTTGAACTGCCCGCAGTGTTCGGCGTTGCTGGCCGCCCCGGTCGCCCTGGCGCTGTGGGCCTGGGTCCCGGTCGCCTTGCACGGGCTTGCGGCCCTTGGCGTGGCGTTGTTGCTGGTGCGCTGGTACGAGTCGGCCCGCATCCGGGCAGAATGGTGGCGGTGAACTTGTCGGGGGACTGAGGTTATGATATAATGACAAAGAGACAGCGAGACGTGGTTCAAGAGGCCGTGGCCGAACTGCTGGCCCTGGGTTCTTGCATCCGGGCAATGGCCCCATGCAAGGTGACGCTGAACATTCCACCGCCGGACGAAATCAACCAATCGGTGCTGGTGGAGATATACGCCAAGCTGAACCAGGACAAGATGGACAAGCTGAAAACAACGTAAGCCTGATAGACGTAGCCTAAGAAGGGAGCGTCATATCCTACGGGATATGACGCTTTTTCTTTCGGAGAAGGACCGATTCATGGGCCGTGCTGAAACGGTAACCAAGCTGCCCCTTGGGCGGTACGCACAAATCATGCACATGGACCTGTGCCACTTCAACCAGGTGAACGGGGCAAAGGCCCCGATGCGAACCGGCTGCGATGACATTTGGGACCAGCAGGCCCGCGAAGACCTGGCGTGGACCATGAAGATTGCCGAGACCATGATTGAGGATTTCTTAGACACCTATCTGGTCCCGACCCAGGTCACCGCAGAGGCGCAGCGCATGACGCGGACGCGCCCCGACTGGTGGAACGCGGAGTTTGGGGTCAAGCATCGGCACCTGGTTTCGTTCGGCACCGAGTCGTTCACGCTGGTGCAGGCTGATGCGCCCGTGACCTATGAGGACCGCGACAACGACCCGCTGGGCCGGGAGGAAACGGCGGTCATCGGCACCCCGGCGGCGCTGTACCAGTATCCCATTTCATCCTGTGATGAAATCTGCGACGTGCGGGTCTACTTTCGGGAGGAAGACGGGGCCTGGGACAGCCAGGACCCGCGGTGGGAGATACGGCCGCTCAGGCCCGACATCGACGGCGATTACATGACCATCATCGGCCCGTCGTGCATGTTTGTCAGGCCGGAACTGTGGGAGATTGACGAGTGGGAGGCATACGGCAACCCGGACGAATGGATAATCAATTTCGACATCAACAACCTGGTCCACGCGGTCGATGTCTACTGCCGGAGCGTTAGCACCGCTACGCCCATCACCCTGTACTGGGAAGGGGTCTGCGATTGCGGAAGCCCGTGCGCCCACACGACGCAGACCGCTTGCCCGTACATCACTGACCAGGACCGCGGCTTTTTCGCGCCCCGGCCCTCAACCTGGAACGGGACCAGCCACACATGGGCTGCACCGCTATACAACCAGGTGCCTGTGCGCATGACCTACAATTATATCGCGGGTTTTGCACTCGACCCGCGCACCTGCCGCATGGACAGCCGGTTGGAGCGGGCGGTGGTCAAGCTCACCAATGCCCTGCTGCCGGAACCGCCGTGCGGGTACTGTGACGCAGCGGAGACCCTTTGGAAACAGGACCGGGAGCCCATCGACCCGCTGACGCCGGATGCGGCCAACCTGCCGTGGGACCTGTATAGCAAAGGGGCGCTTGACGCCTGGAAGATTGTCCGGCTGCTCAAACTCGGCACCGGGGGCCACGTTCGGAGCGTGCGCTGATGGCAAAGGCATTCATACGGTCCATCATTTCGGAGAAAAGGCAGCGGGGCCTGGGCGACCTTGCCAGCGACGTGCGCAAGGAAGTGGAAAGCACCCTGGACCGGAAAATCAAGCCGCTCCTGGTCAAGAAACACGAAGAAGTGGTCGTGGAATGGGAGTCGGACGTCGGGTTCGCGGCCAAGAAGGTCATCACGACCAAGAGCATTACCATCTACGTCTACCCGACCGGGAAAGACAAGATGGTGTGGATATACGTCAACTACGGGACCAAGCCGCACGACATCACGCCCAGGCCCGAAAACAAGTCTGGGCGGCTGGCGTTCATGTGGGGCGGGCCTGGCAGCTACGTGCCCAAGACGGTAGCCAATCCGCCGCGGGTCGTCTACGGCGGCGGGTACGTGAAGAACCCGACGTTGCGCAGGCCGAGAATCGTTCACCATCCGGGGATAGAGGAACCCCGGTTGTTCACCGAGCAGATAGCGAAAGAGGTACTACCGGAATTCAGGCAAGAGACACATAATGCTTTCCGGCGGGCACTCCGCCGGAAACCAAGAAAATGAACAGGAGAGATATGCGATGGCAGTTGATGAAGTACTTGTGTTGAAAGGGGAAGGCAACGTCGATGTCCAGGTGGGCGGGCCGGGTCAATCGGCCTGGGCCTATCTGTCGGCCTGCGCGTCGATGGACGGTCCTTCCGTACCGCAAGGGGACACGGAGCTGCGGTACTGCCAGGATGCACAGAGGGCCGGGAAGTTCACGGTATCCAGCAAAATCCAGACGGCCCCTGACCAAATCACCGGAAATCTCTTGACCAAGTTGGGCAAAATCGACCACCTGAACGGTCTGGATTGCCCATTTGCGTTGCGGGCGAGATACAACAAATGTGGGGCCAGGGAAGACCCCACCGTGTTCGACCCGCTGATGATTATCTTCAACGACGTGACGCTGACCAGCATCGACTACGATGAACTGGTCATCACCGACCCAGGGTCAGAAGATGAAATCCTGGTCACTGCCGCATACAGCGCCACCGACCACTACCGGGTCCAAACCGTGGTAGGGGCAAGGGCCGGGTCTGCGGCAGAAATCGGGGACGCGGCCATCAACGACTGGGCCATCTGCGACGACCCGCAATGTGCCGGGTACTGCGGCACCCGGTTGGACGGCTGTTCGCTGTACTACGGCGTGACCGACCTGGACACAACCCCGTACCCGTGGCCCAACCTCATCACCGGCATCAAAAACATCCTGACCGATGTTGTTGCCTGGTACACGCACCCCATCCTGGGCGTTCCCGGCAACGTGGAGAACGTCGAGTGCGCAGGGACCAGGGTCATCGTCGCATCCAACGGGGCCACCATGGTCGCTTACAACGACACCTACGACGAGTACGGCGTCCCGGACCAGGACGAATGGAACCCGGTCGCCCTCACCCACGCGCCCGCGGCCAACGGCAACGCCCTGTATGCAAGGACCAGCCGTGAAATCTGGCTGGCGTGCGCGGACGGCTACGTGGGCAAGAGCATCGACGCCGGGGAGACCTGGACCTACACCGACGTGGGCACGGCGCTGAACGCCATCTTTGCCTACGATGCAGACCTGGTCTACGTCGTAGGGCAGGCCGGGGAAATGTACCGGTCCAGCGACGGCGGCTCGACCTGGGCCGACATCACCGAAGTGGCGACGACCGCAGCCAACCTGCTGGTGGTGGTGGTCCCGCCGAGTCGCATCCAGGAAGTGTACATCGGCACCGACGACGGGCAAATCTTCCGCAGCCAGAACCAGGGAGACACCTTCGCCGCGATGGGATTCACCGGCGATGGCGTCGGCACAGTGGACGACCTGGCCTTCTGGGGCGCGGTAGGCGACGTGTTGTGGATTCTGCACAACAACGCTGGCCCCCAAGGGCGCGTCTTGCGTGACTTGTCGGGTGGCTACGGTGGCCCGGACGTTCGGGTGGAAATCGGGTACACCAGCGTTGTTGCGGCAGGGGTAGAGTTGAACGCCATCGCCGCCTGTGACGCCAACACGGCATGGGCGGCAGGGGAGGTTACGGGCGGGTATCCCGCCGTGTTCAAGATTGCCTAACCCTAAAAGGGAGGGAGAACAAACCAAATGGCAGGCGCAGATAGCGAAAACGGTTATGTAACGGAAGAGTGGTTGGAATTTCAGACATCCAGCGGGATGAAAGTCCTGTATGGCCCGTTCCCTTTCGGCATGTATTGGGACATCATGGAAAAGGGCTTGGACCAGTTTCCCGACCCGCCAGTACCGCAAAAGGAAATCAAGGTGTTGGACGGGACGGAAATGGTGGACGATGAGGACGACCCGGAGTATCAGGTTGAACTGAAAGCCGCTGTGTTCAAGCGCAACAACCTGTTGGGCCAGGCCTGTTTGGAATTCTGCGTGGAGCCTGTGGGCGGGATGGAGCAGTACGAGCCGCTCATCCAGCGCATGGCATCCGAGTACGTGAAAGACCCGGTCCCGGAAAACCCGACGGAACGCAAGGTGTGGTTTCTCAAGCGATATGCGTTCCGAACCGCAACCGACTGGAACGAAATCATCCGGCGGGTGCAGAACTTCTCCCAAATTCGTGAGAAGGAGGTCCGGGACCGGGTTGAGTTTTTTCGGGGTAAGATGGAGGGGCCAGAAGGTGATGGGGCTGATGCACCCGGCCCTGCTGAGAAGTAGCGGCTGGCGCTACATTGGGCGGGCGCGGGACCTGATGGCCGCCCGGTGGGCCGGGGTGATAGACACCTTCGATACCCTCCCGAAAAACAAACAAATCGACATCGTGGCCCTTTATGAAATCAACTGGCGCATAGAGGCGGTGAACGCCTGGGAGGCGTACCACCGGCCCAGGCCACCCAAAAGAAGGCGACGGCGATGATAGGATATGCCTGAACTGTCAGAGGTCGGGCTGCGTGCCGTTCTTGAGAATGTAGACGGCTTTGAAGCGGGCGCAAAACGACTAGAAACCGCATACGGCAAAATCAGCACGGCGGAGGCGCTGGCCGCCTCCGCCTCTGAACAAAACGCGGCGGTCATAGACCAGACGGCCCAGGCCGCAAGCCAGGCCGCGGGCCAAATCGAAGAAATCTCCGGTGCCATCGAAGGCATGATATCGCCGGAGACGCAGGCGCGGATTGAGAAGGTCTATGAGGCGATGGGCAAGGTGTCCCCGGAAGCTGAAAAAAGCGTCCGGGCGCTTGGCGCGTCCCTGGGCAAGACGGAACAGGACGCCGAGCAGTTCGCGACGCGGTTCGAGAACGTGATGAAAACGGCCCAATTTGCCGTTGCGGGCATTGCGGGCAAATACAGCGAATTCCAGCAGAGAATATCAGACACCGCTGCCTTTGAACGAATAGAACGCGCCTACGACGTGTTGGGCCGCAAATCTCCTGAACTGGTGGCAGACCTCCGGGAACAACAAGAAGAATGGATTGCAGCAGGCGGGGCCGCAGAGGAATGGGCCGACGCGGTCCAGCAGGTCTTCGGTCAGACCGTCGCTCAAATCCAACAGGGGTCGGACCAGGCGTCCAACGCGTTGCAGACCATGGTCAACATCATCTCGCTTGGCGCGTTGCGGGAAGTGACCGGCACCCTGGGCGGGGTAGGCGACCGGCTGGTCGGGCTTGCCAAGGACGCGACGATGGCTGCGGCCCGCGTGGAGGAATTGGACCTGGTTTTGGGCAACCTGGCCGAGAAGAACGACCTCAGCGCCGCAGCCATGCGCAACCAGGTGCAGGCCATCCGCGACCAGGGCATCCAGGCCGATGTGGCCTACGGCCTGGTCAGCCAGTTCGTGCGCTCCAACCTGGACCTTTCCAAAGCCTCAACGCTGGCCCGCATCGCCCAGGACGCCGCGGTCATCAGCATGGAGGACAGTTCCCAGGCGCTGCAAGGGCTCCTTCACGGCATCCTGACCCTACAGCCTGAAATCCTGCGATATCGGGGCATCATCGTTGACCTGCAATCAGAGTACAAGCGATGGGCTGAGGCCAACAACCGCACCACCCTGTCGATGACCGGGGCCGAGAAACAGATGGTGGCCCTGGAAGCCGTCATTGCACAAGGGGCCTCTATTGCGGGGACCTACGAGAGCGCGATGGAATCGGCCAGCAAGCAATTGCGGTCGTTCCCGCGGTACATCAACGACCTCAAGGTGGAGTTCGGCAACGCATTGCTCCCGGCGTACAGCGATGCCATCTTTGCCACAAAAGACCTCATCAAGGAGATTTCCGGCATCCCTGAGCCGGTCAAGGCGGCGACGGCCGTCATCGGGACCATGACCGGCGGGCTGTTCAAAGGCACCAGCGCCCTGTTGGGGTTTGCGACCCAGGCCGGGTACACGCTGCTGGCCGTCCAAAACCTAATGCCACAATTGGAAGCCCTGGGTGTCACGGCCAAGCTGGCAAGTGTCAGTTTCCTGGGGCCGGTTGGCCTGGCCGCAGGGCTGGCTGCGGTGGTCGGCATCGGCGTGGTGACGGCGCTCAAAACTCAGGAAGAAGCGTTGCGTGCAACGGCATCGCAAACTCTGGCTGGGACTGATAGTTACGCCGAATATGTCATCAAGATGCGCGAAGTGGAGCTTGCCAGCTTTACCCTCAGCGAAGGGCTGTACGAGATTGCCAAAAGCGCCGACGCCGCGGCCCAAGGGCTAGATGCGGTGGCGCTGACAGAAGCGTTCCGTGACCTGGACATGGCAATCGGCGGGACGCGCACCGGCATCGAAGCGTTGGACGAAATACTGGTCAGTATGAACCAGTCCGGGGAAGGGGCGATGGACCAGCTCAGGGTCAGCCTGGAACGCATCGCGCCGGACCTGAACGACGCCCAGGTCGTGGTGTTGCAAAATGCTGACGCGGTCCGCCGGTTGGGCGAGAACGCCGGGTACTCCGGGCAAGACCTGCGCGACTTCACCCAAATCGTGTTGGAATTTGCAGAAGCCCAGAGCATCGCCAGGGAAGAAGCGGCCAAACTGCAACAGTTCATCGGGTGGGCGGAACAGGGCAAGGAGCCGTGGCAGGAGATGGCGACCGCGGCGGATGAGGCCGCGGCGGCAACGGCGCGCGCCGTTGCCGCCAACGAGCAGTACGAAGGCGTCATGCCCGGCATGATTAGTTACGAACAGGAACTGCTCATCGCCCAAGCCGCCCGGTACGAGCAACTTTTGTTGCTGGCAAAGGCCCAGGAGGATTACAGCGCAAGCCTTGAGGGGATTGCGGCCCGTGGCGCTGCCCAGATATTGCGCGCCGAAGAACAGAAGAACGCATCCATCCTGAGGGCGGAACAAAGCCTGACCGACCAGTTGGGCAGCCTGTGGGACGGGTACGCAGACCGGGTCACCGGCATCATGGAACAACTGGCCGACGTGGAAGCCAACCTGCAAGCGGGGCTGGCCGCGGCCCAACAACAATACCTGGCCGACAGGCTGGCGGCAGAACAATCCTACGCCCAGAGCGTGGCGCAACTTCAAACCGACCTTGCCGCCCAAGAGGCGCAACTGGCTACAGACCTGCAACAGAGGTTGGATGACCTGCGCCGGGGCTATGAGGAAGCGCAAGCCAACGCGGCCAGCAACCTGGCCCGCGACCTGGAAGACATCAACCGCGATCACCTGGCCCGGATGGCCGCGATGGAGGCCGACCATTACGCCAACATAGAGACCTTGGCGGAGCAACACGAACAGAACCTGCTCTCCATCCAGGAGGCATTCGACCGGCAGCGGGAGGCCATAGAGGAAAAGTACCGCACCGAGCCGACCGAAGAAGAAAAGCTGGACGCGGAACGGGAGCGGCTGCTGCGCGAACTGGAACGGCTGCGCGAACTGCAAGCGGGCGGCATGACCGGCATCGACTGGGGTGCCAGCATCGAAGAAATCCTGCGCCAGCTTGACGAACTCAAGCAGCAAGAATTGGACGCGCTGGATGAGCAGCAGGCCGCGGAAGAAGAAGCGGAAGAACAGGCCCACCAGGAGCGATTGCAAGCGGAGCAGGACCGGTGGGAAGAAGCGCAAGCGGCGGAAGAAGCCCGATGGCAGGAGGCCCGCGACGAACGGCAGGCCCAATACGAGCAGGAATTGGAAGACCTGCGGCTTGCCAACGAGCGGGCGCAGGATGAGGCCCGCCGCGCCAACCAGCAGGCCCTTGACGCCCTGCGGCAGAGGACCGCAGAGGAAAGGGCCGAACTGGAAGCCCGGTACCGGGAGCAGCTTGCGGCACTGGAAGAACGGTTGCGGGAGGAACGGCAAAAGCTGACCGCGTCGGCGGCGGAGCAGCGGACCCGCTTGCAAGAACAACTGCGCACCGAGCAAAGCAACTACCAGGAGAGGCGTGACGAGCTAAAAGAGCACAACCGGCAACAGATACAAGCGACCGAAGAACAATACAAGGAACAGCTCAAAGAGATTCAAGACGGCTTGTTGTTGCAGAAGCTGAAAATCATCGACGGGTTGAGTGAGCAGAGCACGGAATTCGCCCAGGCCTACAAGGACGAGAAGGAGGCGCTCGAAGACTACCTGTTCGGTGAGGGGGGCCGCTACCAGCAGCAACACGACCTGGAGCAAGATGTCCTGTCGATGTTGGGCAACGAACTGCCCAACCAGACGGCGGCGTTTGCCAATGCCTACACGGTGCAGCGCAACGACCTGTACGAGCACCTTTTCGGGGCCAACGGCCTGTTGGGCATGTGGACGCAATACTTCGGGGACCTGGCAAACCTGGGCGACACCCACTCGCCGTCTGGGTGGATGATTCAGTTCGGGCGGGACCTGACCACCGGCCTGTTGCGCGGCCTGGACCTTGGCGCGGCCCTGGGCCGGTCGCTGGCCCAGTTCTCCGAGTTCAAGGGAGAGGTAGAGGCGCAGATACCCAACCTGCAACTACTGGCCCCTGACCTGCAACTGCAAGCGCCCGACCTGGCCACCGGGATTTCCAGCCTTCAATTGCCAACGCCGGACGCTGCGAGCGTGAACTTTGAGGCGGCGGCGGTAGACAGGTTGACATACGAGCCAGGGGCAGGTGTGGGGGAGTTGTCAAGCAGCGCAATTCCCCTGGCAGCCCCGGACCTGGTCTTGGCGCTTGACAACCTGGCCCACATCCTGCAAACACAGGCAGCGTGCGGCGGAGATAGGATGGCAAGGTTGGCAGACCCCGATTGGCGAGTCGGAGAAATCACCCGAATTATGCGCGACCTGTACGAAAAAAGCGCACATTCTGGTATGCTTCTTCCGACTGTGACCGTGCAAGCCCCGACGGTTGCCGCTCCTGTCATGCCGCCAGGGCCAACCAATGTCCAGAACACGACCAACTACAACCTGACCGCGGATTTCACCAATTCCAACATGATGCCGGGCATCCTGAGCCAGTTCCGCATGTTGGAAATGTCGAGACGATAACATGCCCTTTTTGGAAGGACTGTGGCGTATCATCACATCTTATGGCGACGTGTTGGAGCTTTCCCCGCCGTCCGGGGGGCTGCGGCGCATGGCGGGCATCGGTATGCCGGTGGCCCAATACGTGACACAGCAGGCGCCAGGCCAGCACGGCAATTCCCACCTGGGGTTCACATTGAACCCGCGGGAGGTCGCCATGCAGTTGGATTGGCAAGGCTGCGAACTGGTTGACGTGAGGACGGGCAAAATCTATCCGACCTTCAATTACATCGCGTCCCCGTTCATCCTGCAACGCGCCCTGCCGGACCAGACCGTGCGGGAACTGCGCGACGTGTGGTTCGCTGGGGGGCTGGGCCGCGACTCGGACGCCATCGACGTGGAAGGCCATGTCGAGACGCAGCCTATCACCGTCATTGCCCGCGACCCGGTGTGGTGGGCCGGGGAGGAAAGCTCCTATACAATCACCACGGCGACCATCGAAACCGGGGATGAGGCGGTGTTTGACACGCCAGCCGGGGAGCCAGCGCCCACCTGGATATTCGCCACGGCAAGTTACCTTACGTTCGGTTACTCGACCATCAACACGACCCTGAGCAGCGGGGAGATTGCAACCCTGGGCGACTGGTACACCTTTCCGACCATCACCATCGTGGGGCCAGCCTCAGACCCGGAAATCGAGAACCTCACCACCGACCAAATCATCACCATGGACTACGACATCCCGGCGGGAAGGACCGTGACCTTCAACCTGCAATGGGGCTACAAAACTGTGACGGACGACCTGGGCACCAACCTGGCTGGATACGTCCCGGCGACCGATGACCTGGCAACGTTCGTGCTGTGGCCGCATCCCAGGGCAACCGACGGCGAGAACAGCATCCGGGTGTTTGCGGGCGGCGTGACCGCAGCGTCCAGCATCACCATCAGTTGGTATGATAGGTTTTTGGGGATATAGACCATGAGTGACCTTGTAACGCTTACAGGACAAAGCCGACCGTGGGGCGGTCAGACCGTTGGGGACAGTGGGCCGTATACAGACGGCCAGTGGCGCGACGTGTGGGAAAGCCTGTTTGACGGCAGCGGCAATCGCGGCCCCTTGCTCAATTGGGACGACGACTTTGAAGTGACGGAACGCGGGGCCGGGGCCAACATGAGCGTGGACGTGCAGACCGGCGCGGCCATCATCGACGGCGAATGGGCCATTTCCGACAGCATCGTGAACCTGACCGTCGCCGCCAACGCGTCGGGCATGACCCGGTACGACCTGGTCTTTCTGCACTGGACCGCTGCGGCCCAGACCACTTCGGTGCGCATCGTGGACGGGACGCCGGGGGCCGGGTCGTGTGAGAGCATCGCCAATTACCAGAACGCGGGGGTTGAATGGGCTGTGCCGCTGGCTTGTGTGGAGGTCGTCAACGGAGCAGCTACCATCCAGGATGCCGACATCACCGACGAAAGGGAGTTTTGCCGGTATCGCACAGACCCAGCCGACATCATCGACGGGTCAACGCTGGACCAGAACGCGGCCAACCAGATTCGCATTGCCCCCTCTGGCGTGGGCATCGTCGAAATTGCCGCCGCCATTGCCGGGGATGGCCTGGTCGGCGGCGGAGGCGCTGCGCTTGACGTGAACGTAGACGGGGTCACCCTGGAAATCGTCGCGGACACCCTTCAAATCATCAATGGGGAGGTGGACGAAAGCATCAGCGCCAATCGGACGCGCACCTGGTACGTGGGGGCCAACGAATTGCACGAACCGGCGGGAGGCCTTTACGCCCTAAGCCCCACCTGGGGCAACATCGACATCCAGACCGACGCGACCGAATGCTGGATATTCGACCCAGGCCAGGACATGGGCGTCATCGGTCACACCCAAGTCCCTGCTGATGCAGTGGCTGGGGCAGTGACCATTTCGGCCATCTGGACCCACGCCGAACCGGGCTGGCCGGTCTGGGTGCGTTGGTACCTGGAATATGTGACCAATTTCGGTTGCATCGAGCTTCTGACCCCCACCAACATGATTGTAGCCCTGGGTCCGGTGGGGGCCGCTGCCGAGAATTACCGCATCTGCACGGCCTTTTCCAACACCGTCACCCTGGCCGCTGGGGAGTTCTTCGACTTCATTGTGGGGCGCAACGGGTCGCACCCGGCAGACGATTGCTCCTCCGACGCGGGCCTCTTGGGCGTTCTGTTCAGCTATACGGCGGATATGTAATCATGTCTGACTCTCAAGCCATCGTCAGCAGGCCGTGGGGCGGGCTGGCTTCGTACACCGACCTGGAATGGTGGGAAATCTGGCAGAGCCTGTTCGATGGAACGCAGAACCGCGGCCCCTTGCTCGGCTACCTGAACGAACTGGAAGTCTCGGCCAGCAGCCCGGCGGCGATGACTGTTTCCATCGGGACCGGGGCCGGGATAATCATGGGAGTCTGGTTCAAGAACGACACAGCCCGAACTCTGACCGTCGCGGCCAACGGCGGCGGGGCCAACCGTTATGACCTGGTCTTCGCCCACTGGACACGGACCACGCAACAGGTCCAATTGCGAATTGTGGATGGGACCGCGGCGACCTGTGCCGCGGCGGTCGCCCCGGCTGCAAACGCCATCGCCACCTACCAGTCCGGCGTGACCGAATGGGCCATCCCGTTGGCCTGTATCACGGTCACACCGGGCGCGACCAGCATCGCCAGCGGCAACATCACCGACTTGCGTGAATTCTGCCGGTTCCGCATGGACCCCGGCAGCCTGCCGGACCTGTCCACAATCAACGTCAACCCCAACACCCGCCAGATGTATGTGTATAATGTTGGCGTGACCCAGATTTCGAGCGCCATCGCGGGCGATGGCCTGGTTGGTGGCAGTGGGGCGGCGCTGGACGTGAATCCTGACGGTGTGACCTTGGAAATCGTCGCAGACGTGCTTCGCATCGCGGGCGGGGCAGTTTCGGCCAGCATCCGGGCCAACCGGACGCGGTCCTTCTACGTCTCGGCCAGCAAATTGCGCAAGTCGTCGGGGGCCGATGCGTCCATTGTGTGGGGGTCGGGGGCCGGGTGGCCGGACGGGGCAGAGGGGTGGGTCGTGCCATACAACACCGGTTCCCTGGTCGGCCACACCCAGGTTCCCGTCGATTTCGCGTCGGGACTTGGCATGAAATTCATCTTTGCCCATGAATACGGCGGGGTTGGCACCCAACCCGTCGTATGGCGCGCCTCTTTTGCGGCAGACGCGGGCGGCGATCTCATGGGCGGTTGTGATGAAGATATTCAAAGCCAGACGTTCTTGCCCCAGGTCAGTACAGACATCACCTCAGCGACCGCCGGGTATAGAATTTGTAGCGATGCTGGCACAAGCAGCCTGGAAACTGTGGTGGCGGGCGATTTCCTGGATTTTCGCATCTATCGTCCCACATCCGGCCTAGTTCTCGACCTGCTGCTGCTTGGCGTGCTGTTTGAGTACACGGCGGACATGTAGCCCATGCCAGGAGAATACCGGCTGGTGGTCAAAGGCCACGACGGCGACCAAATCGGGGTGATGACGGCCTACGAGTCGTTCACCTACGAGAAGTTGCTGAACCGGGCCGGGACCGGGGTGCTGGTCGCCCATTACGGGGTGACCGACGCTGCCGATGCGTTGCTGGACGAACTGGCCTACGACATCATCCTGGAGGTCCAGCGGCGCATCGATGGCGACTCGGAATGGTACGTCGATTGGATGGGCCTGTGCCAAGACACGCAGGAGGAAATCACCCAGGCCGCGACCGACAAGGACACCTGGAATTTCGTCCACATCAATCACCATCTGGAACGCCGCCGGGTCATCCCGCCGTGGGAGGGCTACTACCCCGACACGGGCCGCATCTACCAGGCCAACCGCTGGCTGGAAACCGCCGTTGTCGGCAACGCCATGCGCAACCTGGTGCGCGAACAGGCAGTTGACCCCTGCAGACCAACGAAGTGGAACCGGCGGCGGCGGGTGCCCCCGGCCTGGTCTTCGGAGAGGATGAGACGGAACAATACGCCGTGGAGGGGCAGGGGCTTTGGAACTGGGGCAGCGGCGACCAGATGTTCGTGGGGGCCGGGAGCCGCAGCCAGGCCTATTGCGGCATCTACACGACCCCGGACGGCGACACCTACACCTTACAACGCAACGGCAATATGGGCGACATCGTCCAGCGGTTTCTTTGTTTTCAGGCGTGGGACGATGGCCTGGGCGAACGCATGTACGTGGGAACCGGGGGACTGATTCAGGCCGACGGGGAAGTGTGGCGGTCGGACGTAAACGACCCAACCAACTGGACGCGGGTTGCCAACCTGACTCAATGCAACGGGGTATTTGACCTGGAAGTCCATGAATCCCTGTTGTATGGCAATGAGTTGTATTGTTGTTGTGGCTACGGGGTCTTTGGAACGGCAGGCAACTACCGCGCCCGCGGCCGCATCTATCGCACATTTGATGGCACAACCTGGGAGTTGGTCTATGACGGCAATCCTGGCGGTGGCGCGGTCACGACCCAGAAGTACATCTGTTTTCAGGGATTGAAATCATGGGACGATGGCTATCTGTATGCCGCCGGGTCATACTATGACGAGAATCAGCAATACCGGGCCAGGGTCATTCGCAGCGCAAGCGGGGATGTGGGGTCGTGGTCGGTCGTGTTTGATGAGATTGCGACCGACCTTGACACCGGAGACGATATAGACCTTATTGGCGCCTGTTGCCTAGAATCGTTCGGCAACTACCTGTATGTCGGCCTGGGCGACCGGTGGCGACCGCGGCGATGGGGAGAAGGCCGGGTGTACCGCACGGCAGATGGCACAACCTGGACCCAGGTGTTTGGCTCCAACGATGACAGTGCCCCCCAATATGCCGCCGCGGGTTGTACCTGTCTGGCCCCGCACGACGGGGCGTTGTGGATGGGTACGGGCGGCGACGCCAAGGGCGATGCGCGGGTCTGGTTCACGCTGGACGGCCTGACTTGGTTTGAATCGTTCGACTGTCGCGGCATGGAGTACCAGACCTGTTTTTGCCTTATATCATTCCTGACCGACCTGTATGCAGGATTTGGCGGCTGCCTCAAATCGCCAACGGAATTCAACCAATACGTTTTCGACCAAGGCGATATGTGGCGCATGACATCGGCGGGCTGGGACCCGCCGGACGCGCAACGGGAAGGGGCAGGCCGGTGGCCGTCCGTCCTGAGCGTGTTGAGCGAACTAGCCGAATCGTCGCTTGACACAGAAGGTGGCACCGACTTCATGGTGGAGCCTTATGACCTGGGCGGGGACACGCAAGAATTCCTGTTCTCGGCCCGCGCCCCGTGGGGGACCGACCATCGCAGCACCAGCGACGACCCCATCATCTTCGGCGTTCCTAGGGGCAACATGGGCGACCCCCAATACCTGGTGGAGCGCAGCCAGGGGCCTACCGTGGTCTACGTGCTGGGGTCGGGCGGGGAGGAACGGAGGCCCGTCCTGCGCTTTTCCAACGTGGCGGCAATGGCCGCATCCCCGTGGGGCCGGTTTGAGGGGACCATAGACGCCCAAGGGGTCAGTGGCCCGTTGGAATTGTGGGAAAAAGCCATGGAGGCTCTCAATCAAGGGGTGTTGGAATCTTTCGGCTTTGTGGCGCTGGACACCCCGTCTACCCGATACGGGGATTGGGACATCGGGGACCTGGTAACCGCGGTCTTTCGAGACATTGTCGCCCATTGCAAAATCGAGGGGGTGCGCGTTGACCTGGGCGGAAACAACAAGGCAGTAGAGTACATCGTGCCAGAAATCCGGCTATTGGAGATAGTGTGAGCGAAGACCTGGAAAAGATATTGCAAAGCGTTGCAAATACCCTCAAGCAACAAAATGACCGGATTGCTGCGCTGGAAGCCCGCGGGCAAGACCAGGGGCAGGACTGGGGCGCACCGTCAGAAATGGGATGGGTGTCGCCCACTAGCCCGCCGGGGTTGAGCGTGCAAATCAGCCGGGGTATCGCTTTTCGGAATGATGAATACAACCCGTCATCGGATTGGGTCTATCCCGAATACATGCTAACGTTTGGCTGGCCGGACTACGTGTTTGACATGACCCCCTATGTCAGTGCGTTCTCCGACGCCTACTACTATCGCCTGGTCGTCATCACCAAGCCGATGTCTACGGTCAATTACGCAGGGTGGGACCTGTATGAATATCCTTGGGGAGATTTTGAAACCTATCAGGAATGTGTCGAAGATGCCTGGGACGCCATTCAATCGGGCATCATAGACCTGTACGATGGCAATCCTTATTGGCCTGATGCCATCATATCATTTGCGGCACTCATCCTGCGCAACAACGGGACCATCGGAAGTGCGGGCCAGTATCTGCCTGTGACCCTGCATGACACGGAGCAATCTACCATTTTCATCCGGGACTTTCGTCCCTGGTTCTGGGCGGCCCAATAATATGAAAATCATCTATTGCGCGTCTACCCTGGGAGGAACAGCCCGCGGCGTCGGCATTTTGCGCGAACTTGGCGGCGGGGTGCTGGTTACTCCATTTCGGGAAGTCGTAGACCTGGAAGATGGCATCGTGTTCTTCGGCCATGTTCCCCTGTCTTGTCAGACGTTGATACTTGACAAGGTGCGCCCCAGAAGGCGGGGTGGCAATTACGACAAGATACTGATTTATGGAGAAGACATCGAGCCGGGACCGGTGTTGCCACGCCAGATAGACGAAATGGACTTGCAACGAGCAGAAGCGTGGTGGCAAGCCCCGCCCCTGCTCAGGCTCAAAATTGGACGCATTCATTATGAACTGGAAACAGACTTTGGGCGAAAAAGAACATTGTCTGTTTGCAGCAGCTATCGGCCCAGGGACTGGCGTGATTTCCGGCTTACTGCTAAAGGTCGCGTGGTCTGCCCAAGCCCCGAACTGTTCTATTGGCCTGCCATGGAACTGATGGCGCTGGCGGATGAGGTTCACGGCGGCGGAATCCAGGTCCAGGCAGAACGGCTTGCCGTCGAGAATCAGGCTGCACGGGTGGCCGCAGACATCAAAAGAGCCAAGGGGCCAGTGAGTTATTCGTTTCCCGCTTGACAGCCGCCGGGCGCGGCGGTATAATGGGGATGCTGTACGTTTTCTCCTTTCTCCTCCATGAGGAACGGGAGCCGTTTACAGGGAGACGGCTCCCGTTCTGCCTTTCTGGGAATTGCCCGAATTGACAAAAAGCCAAGATGTGATATAATAGACAGAACATCAGACCAGGGAGGTAGAGAATGGATGATTTGGTGTCTGTCCCGATTATCAGCATTTCGGCGGAGGTTTATCGCCAAATGCTGCAATGCGGGTGTCTGCTGCTCCGGGTTCAGGGGGCCATCGTCGGCGTCGGCCAGGCCATAGACCCGCCGGTCACGTTCAAGCGGGGGGCCACCGACCAGGAAATCATCAGGCGCTATGAGGAAGCCTATGGGCGCGAATGACAAGCTCATCATCTGCGCGGCGCTCACGGGTGCGCTGTTCCAAAAAGTGGACAATCCCAACCTGCCTACCACGCCGGACGAAATTGCCGCCGATGCCCGGCGCTGTGCAGATGAGGGAGCTTCTATCTTTCACCTACACGCCCGCGACCACCACGAAAACGCCAGCAGCAACGCCTATTACTTCAAACCCATCATCCAGGCGGTCTGGCACCAAGTGCCAGGGGCCATCATCTGCGTGTCGTGCTCTGGGCGGCACAACCAGACTCTGCCTGAGCGAGCAGAGGTTCTCAACTTGTCCGGCATCGACATGGCAAGTCTGACCTTGGGAAGCATGAACTTCCCCACCGGGGCCAGTGTTAACGACCCGTTCACCATTCGACAACTGGCACGAAAGATGCAATATCTTGGCATCGTCCCAGAGTTGGAATGTTTTGAATTGGGACACGTCCATTACAGCTATTATCTAGCCGACCAGGGTGTTTTGAACAGACCGCTTTGGTTCAATTTCTTTTTGGGCAATCAGGGGACATTGCCCGCAAACAAGCAATATCTTGTCAACATGGCAGACATCATTCCAGAGGATGCGTTATGGGCCGGGGCCGGGGTCGGGCGCTATCAAGCCGACGCGGTAGGGTGGGCCATCAGCCTGGGCGGTCACGTGCGAACCGGCCTGGAAGATGGGTTGCGCGACAAGCACGGGAATCTGACCATCAACCCGGCCCTTGTCCAGCAGGCGGCAATTTGGGGACGGATGGTGGGCCGGGAGCCAGCGACCACCGAAGAAGCCAGGGCGATGATATGGGGAGAACTCTCTACAAATGACAGAAGGGAGGAAAACACATGAACGTTGTGGTGAGAGATAAACAAGGGGAAAGCCACCCGGTGCGCCTGACCCACTGGTGGCCGGGGCGGTGGTGGAAACGGTGGGACATCACATTTGGGGCACCGGCTCCCATACCAAATTACCTGGTTGCGCAGGCGGCAAGAGAGGGTAGCCGGTACATGACGGTGGCCCGCGTGGACCTGGGCTACGTCGAACTCACGACCACTGCCCGATGTTGCCCGCGGGACCAGCCCCGTCGGTCAGCAGGCCGGTTCATCGCGCTTTTGCGGCTGGCAAGGGCGCTGAAAACGATGGGACTCAAAATGGAAAAGGAGGAAAAGGACGATGGAGAATAGGCCGACCCTGGTCATTTTGGGGGCAGGGGATTTTGCCAAGGTCGCGGCAGACCTGGTTGAATCCCACCTGATGAAAGTCAGCATGTTCATCGTGGACCAGGTCGAAAACGAGCGAATTTGGAAAGATGTCCCGGTAATCAGCTTAGACAAAGCCCGGATGACGCCAACGGTCGGTTATGTCTGCGCCATTATGTCGCCCAAGCGCAGAGGGTTCATCGCCCGCGCAGAAGGGATGCTGCCCATCCAGGCCGTCCGGCTGACCAGTATCCAGGCCGACCTTTCAGAGCAGGCGTTTGTTGGTCAGGGCTGCATCGTCTGCCGAGGGGCCGTCGTCGACACCGGGGTCATCTTGCAACAGCACGTCATCGTCAACCGGGGGGCTACCATCGGCCACCATGTGTCCATTGGCCGGTACTCGACCATCGGGCCGGGGGCAAACCTGGCGGGTCGGGTCAAGGTCGGGGAAGGGGTCACCATCGGCATGGGGGCCAACATCCGGGAAGGGGTACGCATCGGGGACAATTCGGTGGTCGGCATGGGCAGCGTTGTGTTGGAGAGCATCCCTGAAAACGAAGTGTGGTGGGGCGTCCCGGCAGGGTTCCAGCATTACAATGAGTGACCAGGAATGCAAAACCTGCCAGCGGTTGCGCCAAGAGCTTGCACAACAGACCGTGCTCATCGCCAAGCTCAACGACGACTTGCGCACGCAGAAATCCTGGGCGCGGTCATGGGGCAACGCCTATCTTCGGATGAAGGCCGAATTGAAAGCCATGCGGGAGGCTTGGGTCGAACGGGAGACGGAATGGGAAGCAAGCCATGAGAACACAGGTTGAAATCATCAAGTGTGACAAATGCTTCCGTGAAATAAGGGGAGAACCCAAGGTCATCGTCGCCAACGACAGGCGTGCGGAATTCTGCGACGGTTGCGCCGGGGAGGTCTGGTACATTCTGGTCACCATCCTGCCCATCCATTTCGACGTGGAAATACCGGGCCTGCGCACCGTCGGCTGGCGGGCCTGTGAAAACAGGGAGCCACCTTATCCATGAGCCGAAAGAGGAACGTCCGTGAAAACAGTGCCATCCAGTGGCTGGCGGCACTGATGCCCGCGCTGGCGGCGCTGCCGTCGGCCTACTTCGTGGCGCGGTCTGCCTACTACCACTTGATTCTCAACTGGCACCTGGACTTCTGGCCGGTCCTGGGCGTGACGGTGGCCGTCGTCGTCGGCCTGGTGGTGGAAAGCCTGGGGACCGTGAGCATCTTTTTGGCCCTGACCTTCCATCGGTGGAACCGGGTCAAGGGCAAGCTCAAGGGATACGACCGCGCCCCTTACGGCCTGGCAGTGATGTCCATTGTACTGTATGTGACGGCAACCGTCATTTTGTTAGCGATCCTGGAGGCGTGGCCGCAAACGTCGGCCTACGCCCCAATGGTCTTTCCATTCATGACGGTGTTGGGCGGGACGTGTTGGGCCATGTACGACCAGCACCGGGACCGGCTGGCCTATCATGGGCTGTCTTGGAATTGGGTTGTTCTGGAAAGGTCTGAGCCGGTCCAGGTTCGGAAACCAGAACCGGAAATTGAATCTGAACCAGTCCGGCCGGAAACACGACTGGACCGGCTGGACTGGCTGGTGGACCATTTCTCGTCCGACCCGGTCCTAGATATTCCGAACTTGGAAGGGGCGCTAGGTGTGTCCCGGTCCACAATCTACGCTGACCTGGGAGCCTTGGAGCAGGCCGGACGGGTCAGCCGCAACGACGGACATGTGGAGGTTATCGGTGAGCTACAGAGGCAATGACGACCCATTGTACCGCCTGCTCGGTGCCATTTCGATGCTGCGCCAGGCGGCGGGAGGCGGGCCAGAGAGCCAAATCAGCACGCGGGAAGATGTCAACATCGTCACGCGGTTCCAACTGGCCGCGCTGAACGCCCTTGCCCTGTTCATGGCCTTTTGCCTGTTCATGGCTGGCCTGTACCTGACCAGCAGCGGCATCGCCTGGCTGCTGGACCTGAACATGGACCCGGCGTCTTACTTGCTGGCGTGGCTGGTCATTCTGCTTGTGGCAATTGGCGTCAACGCCGGAATCAGGCGACTTTTCCAGTCTGCCATTCGCCCGGTCCAGTCGTTTGCGGTGGTGGTGGCCTTGATTGTCGTGGGGCTGGCGCTGGGGTCGTTTGCGCTGACCGTCAGGGAGCATTACGACCCGGTACGGCTGGCCGGGATGGTCGTAGGGGCCGGGATGATGGTTGCTGCCCCGGTCTGGTTCTATAACCAGGCCATGGACCTGGTTCAACCGTACTGGCGGCGGTCGCCCTATGAGGATGCCATCCAGCGAGAAATCTTCCCCGCCATCCGTGCGCTCCTGGGCATGGACAAAGAAGAAGAACAAGCGCGGGAAGTTGACCCGCGGTTCCCGTTCCAACAGTGGTCACAACCGGCCTACACACCACAACCCCTGATGCACCGGCCCGGATGGGCTGACACCTACGTGCCAGGAGAAGAAACCCTATATGACGAAGAACAGGAGAAATGGCGAGAACTGTTGGGGGATGAAGAAAAAGAAGAAGAAGAAGAACCAACGGTCATCACGGCGGAGGCTGGCAACCTGGTCTGGTTTGCGCTGTACGCGGCTCGCTGCCGTTCGCTGACCCACGCCGACCTGCTCATCAAACCCGCGCCAACCCTGCCGTTCAAAGAGAAGGAC